TTATTTCGACGCTTCCACAACACCGCTCTGACGGTGCTTGAGGTTCTTTTCCGATTTGTACTGCAGGGCTACGGATGGCACGGTCGTGCCCTTGCCGGTTTCGACCCAGTTACGAATACGGCTCGCATCAGCAAAGTGTGTGTACTTGCCGAAGGCGTCCAGGATGACCAGGGCAACCGGGCGATTACCCATGCTGGTGACCAGCACCAGGCAATGACCAGCCTCGTTGGTGAAGCCGGTTTTCGTCAGCTGGATGTCCCAGTTTGGCTTACCAACCAAGTGGTCGGTGTTGCGGAAGCCCAGGCTGTAGTTGGGCTTGCGGAACGAGACGGTTTTTTCCTTGGTGGTACTCAGCTCAGTCAATATCGGGTACTTGTGCGCAGCGACCAGCAATTTGCTCAGGTCGCGTGCCGTCGATACGTTACGAGGAGAAAGGCCGGTCGGTTCGACGTAGTGGGTGCTGGTCATGCCCAGCGCCTTGGCCTTGGCGTTCATGGCGGCAATGAATGCGACATAACCGCCCGGATAGTGATGCGCCAGGCTGGCGGCAGCACGGTTTTCCGAGGACATCAGGGCAATCAGCAGCATTTCCCTGCGCGGCATTTCGCTGTTGAGTTTGACCCGGGAAAACACACCTTTCATTTCCGGCGTGTCACTGATGTTGATGGAGATGTACTCGTCCATGTTCTGCCTGGCTTCTACCACGACCAGCGCCGTCATCAGTTTGCTGACCGAGGCGATTGGCACAACCACGTCCGGGTTGCTGGCATAAATGACTTTGTTGGTCTGCAGATCCATCAGCAAGGCGCTGCCGGAAGCGATCTTCAACTGTGACGTGTCGCGTGGTGCAGCGGTGGTGTCCGCGGCGTTGGCTGTTGGCGTGATGAACGTCCCTGTAAATGCAAAAAATAGGCTCAGGATGGAAAGACGGATTTTCACGCTGGCAGACTCATAAGGGTGTGGATAAGCCGTTATGTAACGGGCTGTTTCTTAAAAACCGACGCATTTTAGGAGTATGTGCTAGGAAAGCCATAGGCGCCTGTAAACAAAGGCTAAAAGTGAAGATTTATTTATCTCTGTACCAATTTTGTACCAATCTGGCTTTCCAACTTCCCGACTTCAGACCAGTCGGTGGTGGAGCTCAGCCAGCGAGCGTATGTCGACAGTAACACTTGGACGCTGTGGCCCAGTTGTCCGGCGATGAACGCCGGGTTCATGCCTGCCATGAGGCACATCGTAGCGTACGTGTGGCGGCAGTTATATTGGCTGCGTGGCTTTATTTTCAGAGCCTCCAAAGCCTTGGCGAAGTGACCGCCCGGCGTGGTTGCACCGAGGATGTATTCCGAACTTCCCGATGGCGGAAATACATAGGGCGACGACTGGCGTTTACGCCGGCGCTGAGTCAACCGCGCGTCGGCAATTTTCTTCGCTTCTGCCAAAGCATGCAGTGCCCGGCTGTTGAGCATCACCGTCCGGGCGTACTTGGTCTTTGTCCTTTCCTCGACCTTCCCATCCACGACGATCCGGCAGACGTGCGCCACGCGCTTCTCCTGATCGATCTCATCCCAGCGAAGAGCCCTGAGCTCTCCCGTCCGCATCCCGCAATAGAAAGCAAACTCGAAGTACGCCGCATAGATCTGCGCCGCCCGCGTGGTGAAGTTGGCGTACATCCACTCGATGATGGCGTCAGCTTCAGCGACCGTGAACGGATCGATCTGTTTCTTGGTTCGTCCAGGCAGTTGAATGGCGGTGGCCGGGTTTCGCTCAATCACCTCATCCCGCACGGCAGCCTTAAATAGGGCGCTGACCCGCGAGATCGCCGTCCGCTTGATGGTCGGGCTATCCCATTGCGTTTGCCCGATCACCCTTCTCAGCAGCATCGGCGTGATGGCGGTCATAGGTACTGTTGCCAGGTCCGGCATCCAGTACATATTGATCGTGCCTTTGTAGTTGCGCCGCGTGCCCGGAACAATCTCCAGGCTGTTGATCCATGTCTGGGCGTATTGAGCGAACGTCAGGCCGTTGGCCAGCGCTGAATAGCTGGAGTTCGGGAAGAGTTCGGCGTACCGCTTCTCGTCCAGAACCCCATGCTTGGCCAGGCTGATTACGTTATCGCGTAAATCTGCGGCCGCCTTGATCCCCTTTGGCGTCTGGGGATGGGCGAGAGTTTCACAGCGTCTTTCGCCGTTCCACGTGAACCGGATCCGGATTGATTGACCTGCAAACTCAACTCCTGCGGGCATTCCCACTGGCTTTCTTGCCATGCCTCATATCTCCTAATGCTATAAAAAACCCGATTATCAATCTTGTTCCAAACCCCTTCGGGGATGATTCCGCGCGCCCGCTTTCCTTCAAGTGCGCGCTTTGTTGTGCTCAGCAACATGGCCATTCGCTCTTCAGGCACTTTGTCGAACGCGTAAATTTCGGGGAGTTCTTCTTTCTCGGACATAGCTGTCTCCATGCCGCGCGTGGCGGCAGAAGGTGGGGAGGGGTTTAAAGCAATGCGCCTTGGGTTGGCGCGATTTCGGGGATGTTGTAGGTCCAGCGCGGTGATGAATTGTGCGACTCAATTCGGCTGCGCATCACCGCTGCCCGAGCCTCTTTAGTAGGCGGCGAGTAGGTCCCTCGCCAAGCTTGGTCTATTCCAATGTTGCGGCCGATGTTCGTGCTGTCGGCGCTGGAGAGTGGCAGGTGGCTGAAAATCGCGGGGTCCAGCATTCGCAAGCCGTGAAGCTTGCACATTGGGCGGCCGTCATCGTCGCAAACCACCCGCATGGCCTTTCCCATCTGCACCCACCAAGCAGCGCTTCCTGGCTGCGAGTAGTCACCCGAGCTGCCGATGCACACTCTTGGCCATCCGCTCGCTAAGCGCTCAAGTCGCTCAAGGCTTTCGTGCATGTGCCACACCGGAGCGTCAAACCACCGAGGGAGTGGCCACTCTTCAAGTAATGCATCGTTCGCCTTCTCGTTACCGTCAATCACGTCGGGTATCACGGCGAAGTCGCACGCCGGAATCAACTTGGCGTCAGCTGCCCAGCAGTAGAACGGCTGCCAGTCGGTGACGGGTTTGCCTTGTTTCCAAGCCGAGAACGCCCCGTTGTCGATGGCGAACGACTGGCAAACTTGGGCTGCCAGTGCGAGTTGCCGGGGATCACTGAAACTTACAAAGGCGTGGCCGCCGCCAATCGCCGCGGCTGCCGCTGTCTCTGGTGTGATCGGCAAGCCGTGGTAATGGATCATCCGCTAAGCCTCACTGTTTCAATTTCGACACCCTGGTGCGTGGCGATGATGGTTTGATCTCCGCCGATTTCCTCAGCCAACTGATCGGCTATCTGTTCGTGCCAGCCCTGCTTGATGATCGTCGCGGCCTTGATGTGTTCGACACGGATCATCGTCGGCGACCTAACTTCCAGCCGATAGATGATCAATTCGCCGTCGGACGGGCAGACGGCTGCGAACGTATGTCGATAGATGTTCATCGCCTTGGCCCCGAGTAGATGAGCCAGGCCATGTAGGCGAGGGCGGCAATAGGGATCATGGCGTCACCTTCCGGCCCCAAACGCAGACAGGGCCTTGCTCTGCATCGTGAATGGAGAGGATGAACCAGCCCGGTTCGGCGGAATGCTGGATCACCCACGCTGAGCAATCGACCTGGCCGTCATTCATGTAGGTGTCGAACACGTCGGCATCGACATCGCTTTCCATGTGCGTGATCTTCGTTTCCACCTGGTGGCGCGCGCACCAGTCGTTGAACTGTGCCTCAGTGATTTCATCGTCGAATTCGGAGAGGTAATTCGGATGAGACCACCAGCCATCAGCGTCACGCTGTACCGGCAACGGTTGAATCAAGACAGTTTCTTCAGGCATGACTGTTCCTTGGCCGCTATAGCGGCTGACTTTGAAGGGGGAGGGAGTTACAGAGGGGTGGAGTACGGATGTACTCCTATGCTGCTGGCGCTGACTTTTGTTCATGCTCCAGCTCAGATGCGATCGAAGCAATCTCGGCGAACAGCTTCTGCTGCTTCAGGTTTCGCTCTTCGTAGATGGCTTTCAGGTTGCGATTCAAAGCCGCTAGGGCCGAAGCGCGCGAGCTGTGAACCTGGCTTTCGTGGAGCATGTACGTCCGGCCTGGGCCTTGGTAGCACTTCGGTCCCGACTGGCGGCCCAGGCGCGCCCGTGCATGCAGCTCGATTCCCTCAACTCGCCGCATCCGGACGTTGATCATCCAGAGTTCGGCGCCGCTCACGGCTTCACCATTTCGTCGGGATCGAATCCGAATCGGCGGCAGATTGCGTTCGCCACTCCGGACCCACAACCGAAAGCGTGCTTCATTGCTACCCAGCGTTGAGTGCCGCGCCGGTGGGTTCCGGACGCAGCTCGAACGGCTCGACCGATCAACTCATGCTCGCTGAACTCACAACCTGACAGGGTGATCTTGCGGCTTTCGATAAGCTGGGATTCAAGCTCGTCAATTCGCTGATCCGCTGCGTTCAGGCGCAGCTGCAGGGCGTCCCGTTCATCCCGGTAGCGCTGACCTTCCTTGTGCTTGCCGTGGGCAGAGTTGGCATTGATATCCACGAAGCGCATCTGGCGCTCCACCTCTTGGAGCAGCGCCTCATGTTCGGCGACGGGTAAAATCACCACAGCCAAAACCTCTTCGCCATGAAATTCTAGTCGGTCGGTCGCGGCAGGAATGGTTGCGAACACGGCTAATTGAACGCCGTCGGTTGCCGCAACTTCCAGTTGATCGGGAGTGTCGCCATACCCTTCACCAACAACTGCAAACGCTTTCAAGGTCTTGGCGCTCATCCTGCAATCTCCATCGATACCAAATCATGGGCATTCACAACCGTCATGCCGAGGCGTTCAGCAATCAGCACTTCGAGGCGGGCGCCCTTTGAATGCTCCCAGCCCGGGAGCGTGGCCACCGTGTCGCAATCCATCAGGGCGGCGATGTCGCGGCGCATACAGTCGTTCCAGGAACCGCCGTCAGGATTGAGCTCAGCAGGGTTGGTGACGGTGTGACCGTTGGCGCGCAGATTGGCGGTCATTGCGGCGAAGGCGGGGAAGTTGAGGCCGGGCAGGCCGGTCATTGGCCCGCTGAGGTAGATGCGCTTCATGCGGCCTCCGTGTCATGCCCTGGGCAACCATTGCCGGCGAAATCGAAACCTTCGCAGGGCGGCCCGAACGGCAGAACCTCTTTGCCCTGGGCCAGCGCTTCAAGCAGATGATCCTTCGCCTCGTCGGCGGTGCAATCACGGCCACCCTCAAGGCGAAACATGCCTTTGAGCTGGCGCTTGCTGAAATCCCGCAGCGCGCCGCGCACGCTCAGATGAATGTGGAAGGTACAACCGTTCGGGCCGAATGGATCTTCCGGTTTTTTTTCTGTAGGCATGGGGCGTCCTATGCCGGGCCATGCCCGGGCGGTGGGGGGAGTAACTACGAAAGTGGTGGTATGATCCCGTGACGGTGTGGGAGCTGAGCAATGGGATACAAAATAGCGTTTTACTGCGCGGCTGGCCTTTTTGTCGTTTTACTTGCGATATTGTGGTCGATAGGGATTTGGGCGAATGATAGTTTTTGGAGCGAAGCTAATAAGTACGGTATTGTTTTTACTATAATCGGAACGTTGTTTGCATTTGGAACATTTTGTTATGTCGGAATGTTCGCTGATCGTCTTAAAAAAAAGCACAGGATTCCTGAGACTCATGATGATTTAGTCTTGCTTCTCAGAGATGTTAGGGAAGGGCTTAAGGATTGGAGTGGACGGCAAAATGACGTTATCGACCTACTCCATCAAATTCGCGGACATCTTGAAAATGTTAGTCAAAAACTAGATGGTGTTGAAAAAAAATCTGCTGATCGTTTGGCTTCGTCTATCTCCAGGTCAAGCGTTTGGTATGTCTTCAGACGGGATATTACTGAATATGAAGGATGGAAAATTCAGCGCCAGCTTCATAATTTTGTAACTTTGTTAAGAGCCAAACACCAAGATAATGAGGTGGAAAGGGTATGAGTGATCCAAGAATAGTAAATATGATTGTTAGGCTAATCGAAGAAACTGTCACGGGTCGCGTTTCTTGGAAGATAGGCGATGCTCCGCGAGCCATGACCCTCGGCACTAATGATATCTACTCCCTGTTTGTGGAAACAGAATTTCGCGGTACCAGGTTTTGTATGTATGAGGTTCGCTCTAAACACTATAGGGATGAAGATGATTTTTATTGGGTTGATTACGTGAACTTTGCAGTTCTAGATGATCGGGATCGAGTGCTTTGGACTGTGAAAGAGATCCCGGAAGTGTATGAGCTTTTCGCCGATGTTAAACGGAAGGTGGCGGGAGTCGACAAGCTTTTAGACTATTTCAGGTAGGCTTTTCATATTTCGCTATCTGGAGTTATTTTTAGTCTCTACGATTCCTCGCCTGCTGGCGTGATTCGTTGAAGTGGGGGATTTGTGTTCGGCCCGGCATGGAGCCGGATTATGGAGAGCGGTAATGAAAGAAAAGTTGGGGCTTTCCGGACGGTGCGGCTTTGCGCTGCTAGGGGTAGCGGTTGTTGCTCTGCCAATCGCTTACCTTTTTAAGGCAATCAATTTTGGGGCGTTCAGTGCGGTTGCAATGTTATGGCTGCTGGTATCGGTGGTCTTGATCTTCGGCGAAAGCATTACCGAGATCACGCTCTGGAAGGCGTCGATTAAACGTGATGCAACAGCAACGCGGGTTGCGCGTGAAGAGGTTGAAGCTATTCGCGATCAGTTACGGAAAATATCCGCCGCATCGGTTGAAAACACATACATCATTTCGGGGGAGCTATTGCTATTGTCGCATAGACTGTTTGGCGACGAACACGTGACAGCTATGAAAACAAGCCCCGGTACGCTCAGACTTTTCAAAAACATGAATGATGTTTGGAAATTCGCTGAGCCCGACGAAACTAAAGCAGAGCAACTGCGTAAGCAATTCAGGAGAGAACTCGGGATGCTTGATCAGTAATCTGATCTCTGAAATCCTGCTGAGCCTCCAGCAGGATCTGCCTTGCAGTGCTTACTTCGGATCGAACGAGCCGAGGGAGAGTGACGCGTTGGTTCCGATCTTCTCCTGCAGCACCGTCTTGAATTCCTGTGCGATGTCCTCGCGCTGAACTTCTTCCCCAACCCAGCGCAGCTTCAGCGCCGGCACTGCTCCACTAGTGATTACCGAAATTCGCAGATTGATCTGCTGTTCGGTCAAACCCTCGAACGGGATCACACTGAACAGCAGGGCGGCTGGCAGCGTTTCTTTGCTGCGAGCTTCGATCTGGTCCATTGCGCTGCGGCTGGCGCTGGTATCGCCGACGGTTGTTTCGGATTCGCTGGTCGCTTTGACGGTGATCGTGCGAACGGCCGCGATGGCCTTGGCCACCGGGATGGCAGTGCCGGCGTCGTCAACGGGCGTCAGGTACTGGTGCCAGTCTTCAATCCAGTCGCTCAAATCCTTCTGAGTCATGCCCCGCCCGGCGATTGCCTGTGCGGCGGTGTAGCCAGCGGTTGCTTTCAGTTTAAGGACGGCGCGGTCGTCCGCATGCCCTGGCACAGCAGTAGTGCCCAGATTGAACAGCAGCACGCAGCTCATTTCATCTTGATTGATGAAGCCTCGAGCACCGGCATCGGCGCGGTCCACCACGTAGGTGCTGAAGTCAGCGAGTGAATGGGTGGCGTAAGTGCCACGGAATCGGCTGCGACCGTTTTGAAACTTCTCCAGGTCGATGACTTTTGCACTTTCCGGAAGCACCACGGTAGGAATCAAGGTGTCCAGCGTCTTGCCAGTGGCTTCCAGCGCGGTGTCGGTGATGAGTTGAATTGCTTCTTTCGTGAGGGACATATTTCAGGTCTCTATTGGGGAAGGGCTGTGGGGGATCAGGTGCGGCGCGGGATTGGCGCCTCATCCCGGGTGAACATTTGGTCGTGCTTCTCGGCGAACAGCGAGATCTTGCCGCCGCTGCCGACGTGCATCGGCGTGTCGAGACTGGTGTTCTCGCTGCGGGTACCGCGCTTCGTCGGCACCTTGTAGTCGAGCTTGTGCTTGATCTTCACCTGACTGGATTCGCCGATCTGGCTGAAGTCCAAGGTGATCACCAGCTTGCCGACCTTGCCGTGGTCGACTACCCCGGCGGCTACTTCGGAAAGGGCATGTCCGATTTGGCTGGCGAACGCGCCGCCGTTTAGCTCTTCGAGGAACTCGGCGGTATCGGTTGGGGTTGGCATGGATGTTTCTCCGGGATGGCCAACAGGCCGCTAGGGGGAAGGTTGAATTGCGATTGGCGAAGGCGCTGGCGCACCTGGTTGTTGATGCGTTTCATGCTGCTTTCTGCTGGCTCCAGATTCCCGCGGCGTCAAACACCCGGGCGGCCTGTTCTTCAGTCAGTGAGACTTCGGCGGGGATGGCGATCCAGCCCGAGGCCACCCGATGATTCGGATTGCTCTCGGCGACCAGGTCCTTGTAGGTTTCCTCGATCACGTCTTCGAGGTGCACAGCCAGATAGTTGCCTTGGGGCGCAACCTCGACTGACTTGGTGTAGCGATGCCCGCGCTGATCGCGACACTGGACGCTGACATAGATCGTCCAGCGGTGGGCAACGTCGCAGACCGCGTCGGCGATGCGCTGGCCCGGCGGGATGCTCTTGCAGTTCTTCCAGTTGATCATGCCTTGGCGACCGCTTGGGTCGATGTTTACTACCGCGACGTGGTTGGTGCTGAGCAGAGCCCGGCAGGACCGCTCTATCCGGGCTTGCATGTTGTTAGGTTTGCGCTTACTCATAGAGACTCCGTGATACGCCTCAGTGCGATCCGCTCTGCGTGGGATGGGGAAGGGCGGCGGCGCTTCAAGATGGTGCCGGGATCGATCTTGTCCGAGCGGGGCGGACGTTGCTCTGGCTTGAAGTCGGCAGCCGGTTCAGCCTTGCCGCCAGCGCCAAAGAACTGATCAATTTTTCGGTTTATGTCGTCGATCATCGCGTCTCGCGGGTTACGCATTGGTACGCCGATCACTGCGCACCTGCCTTCAGGTGGGAGGCCTGATTCTCAAACTGGATCGCCATATCCAGCGCCGCTTGGTAGGTCCAGCGAAAGGCCTTGGTTTTGTTGGTGACCAGGTCGACGACGTGATAGGCCTTGCCTACCGTCTTCACCTGAAAGCGCACTTTCTTCTCAGGCATCGCCAAACCGACGAGACGGGCGAACTCTCCACGGGCTGCATGGGTGCGAATCATCAAGGCGCCGAGGACATCCCGGCGCTGTTGCATCAGTTGGTGCATTTGCATGGTTGATCCCTCGGTTTGGGTTGAACCGTCAGGTAATCCTTGGCGGTTAACGGAAAGAAATTTCCAGTTAGGTGCAATTTGTTTCCGAGTTGGTTGCATCCCACTGCCCACTCAGAGAATGGGCAGAAGTGATGCTATCGAGCGAAGCGAAACCACATCACCATGCCCAGAGCGAGACCAGAGATGACTCCGGCCAGGTATGCGATGGAGATGATGTGAAGAAAGCTCGCTCCCACAAGCAGGGAAAGGCCCAGCAGGATTGCAGTGAGCAAGCGGCTGATCACCGCACCACCTTCACGACGCTGTTGATGCCCTTGTCGACGGCGCGCCGAACTTTCTTGGCCTCATCCGGCGACAGGCTTGCCAGGTAGTCGTTGTTGAACACGATCTGGGCGCGCAGACAGTAGGTCTTCGGGTCCTTGAAACTGTTCGAAGTGTCGAGGCCGCTACGTGCTTCCTTGGGAACCGCGCAGTGGCGATAGAGCGGGTTGTTGTTGGCGTCTTTTGAGTCTTCGAACGAGCTGTCGTTGACCTCGCCGATCAGGATTTGCTTGCCGAAGTCTTCAGTGATGTCGCTGGTGATCGCACCGGCTCGGCCGATGTACAGCATGCCGGCGATCTCGATTCGAACTCCGGCCTTGCTCACGTAGCCCTGGCTAACTGCCTCGGCCGCGCTGTACCAGCTGTCGAACTCGACGATGCGCGCACCCTCGTAGTCCTTGTCGGTCTTGATCCAGTTGCGCACCGTCACCAGCGCACCCGATCCGGACACCGCGGCGAAGGCGTACTTCTTCGCGACGCTGTCGTCCTCCATCTTGCCGAAGTCATCGACACCGGCCTTGCTGTGCAGCCAGTAAACGACCTCTTCGTGAGCATCGGTCACCTTGATGTCCGCCGGCATCGGCAGGCTGATCACCGAATCGTTTTGAATGACCGCGATGTCGCAGGCGCCGTCCTTCAGTTTCTCGGCGTTCTCGACGCTACCGCCGGTGTTGATCACCTTGAGGTCGCTGCCGGTCTGCTTGGTGACTGCGCTCCCGATTGCGGATCCGAGTTTCTCGTAGAAGCCACCTTCACCGCCCGTGCAGAAGCGGAGGGTGGGTGGTGCTGCGCTGGCCATGGCTGAAACACTCAGCAGCACGGCCAGCAATAACGCTTTCGATTTCATGGGCGTTCCTCTGGGTTGGGGGATTTCCCAATGCAGCCTGGTGCCAAGCTGCATCAGTGAAATCAGATGACTGCCGTAAGTGTTTTGGAGCCATCTGCATGCGTGGTGGTGATGTGCATTGCAGAGGCGTTTTGTGATCGGTGCCCTTGTCGGATGATCTGAGCGGACCTGTTGAAGCGCTCGTTTTTGTTATCGTCTCCATCAGGTAGGTGGGTCGTGCAGGTCAGGCTGGTACAGTCTTCGCCGTTCGGGCCTTCGCCGTCATGAGCAATGTCGAAGCTGGCGATCATCGCGATGCCGTGTTCTCGAGTAATTGCGATGATCTGTTGCATGAGCGGGCTGATCTGGCTGTCGTAAATCTCTTCTTTGTTCATTCGGTGGTTGCTCCGGTTGTTTTCCCAATGCACCCGTCACCAGGTGCATCAGTGAAAATTCCGTCCAATTACCGCCGGAGGGGCGGAGCGCATTGCTTGCCGGGTCATTCACACGGTTAAGGCGTTTCACCATCGATCAGCCGTACAGGTTGTTCCTGTCGTTGGCAGGCTTTCGGGCCTGTCTGCTCGCCGGTCGCCGGTAGAGGCAATGCGGTCTGTTGTTTGTTGCGCTGACTGTTAAAGAGCTGCGCGGCTTTCGCTGCTGGGCCGGTGACGCGTTGGCTTGAGGTGAATTTAAGCAAGCTGAAATTATTGAGTCAAGCATTCTGAAGAAATAAATTCAGCATGCTGAATATGGTAGGCCTAAAAAAGCCCGCATTGCGCGGGCTTCTTTCAGAGTTCGACGTAACTCTTCCATCCGATATGTACGCAATCCTGATCCAAGCGCTCAACCGTAATCCCATAAGTTTCATCTAGCTCATGGAGCACTCGCTCCCAGGCTTCGGGCGCCTCATCTTCTCGCCTGGTAACTCTTACCGCCTGATGCTTCTGCACCTTGGGATCTGAAACCATTTTCTGAATTCGACGGCCCACGTGCTCGTAGGAATTGGGTACGAAGGTAATGTTGGTTGCGCTCTGGTTCATGAAGTCTTCCTTGGAGTAACTGTATGGATAAACAGTATTTGATTCATAGGAAAACGGCAATACGGAGAGAGTACATTTGTACTCTTTTAGGGGGGCAGGCGAAAAAAAGCCCGCACTGGGCGGGCTTGTGTTGTTCCGTAGCTTAGTGTTTATGGGCCTTTACAGCTTTCCGGTCATACGCACTGCAACGCCGATGATTTTGCAGCTCTCATCTAGCTCAACCATCTTGTAAGCAGGGTTCAACGGCTTCAAATATCTCACTCCACCGTCGTCAACAAGCTTCTTGAAGGTGGCTTCATTGCTGGCCGGTAGCTTGGCGATCACCAGCTTCCCAGGCTTAACGTCGGCCTCAGTGTCGACCAGTATCAGCATGCCTTCGGGCACGCTGGTTCCGGTTGGTGCCGTCATTGAGTCGCCTTTTACCTCAAGCCAAAACGCCGGTCCTTTGGAGTCATAGTCAGAAAGCTCATAGCGATCCGAAAAACCGTCCGGGTAGGGTTGGACTGCCTCTTCCCATGAGCCAGCCGAAACCCAACTGATCACTGGGTACCGGAACATAGCGCTGGGCTGGGTTACCAGTGCCACATTGGATTCTTCACTTGGGTCTCTTTCAGGACCCTCGCCAATCGCCAGCCATTCAGCTCTAAAGCCGGTAGCTTTCGCAAGGGCGTAAAGATTTTCGGGCCTCAAGCTTTTGCTCTCGCCGGAAATCCACTGAGTCACGGCCGAGTTTGCGACTCCGCAAGCGGTGGCAATTTCGCCCTTCTTTTTGCCGCTGGCCGCGATGGCTTTGGCGATACGTTCGTGTCTATCCATGGGCCAATATTAAGTTAACTGAATTTAAGCATGAAGCTTGCTGAAGGATTCCTTGACCTTTTTAACTTCAGCATGCTGAAATTAAGGCATGCTCCAACGAGGAAGCGAAATGAAGACCCAACAAGTCGCCGAGTTTTTCGGCAACAAAAAGAAATTGGCTGAAGCCCTGGGTATCAAGCCAAGCGCTGTGACCATGTGGGGCGACACCATCCCTGTCTCCAGGCAGTACCAGATCGAAGTCCTGTCGAAGGGCAAGTTCAAGGCTACTCCTACGCTTGCCGCGTAACCGCTCGGCACAGAAACATTCTGGTACGCGTCATGGCATGCAGCCACTGAAACAAAACAGAGGTTTTACGAATGGACGAATTTCTGCGGGCTTGCCAAAGCGCGGTCCTCGACAACGAAGCGAAGGTGCTGGCCAGCCAGATGGGCGTTCCCCATGTGAGCCTGCTGCAACGTGCCAACCCCGATAACGATGCCCATCACCTGACCATCGAGCACCTGTTCGGGATCTTGCTGCACACCGGCGACATGCGTCCGCTCACCGCCTTGGCTGATCAGTTCGGTTTCCATCTGGTGAAAAAAGAAGCCCCGGCCCCGGAGGCACTCACGGCTTCGATGATGCATGTCGGCAAGGAAATCGCTGACCTGACCATCGCGGTGCATTCGGCTCTCCACGACGGTCACGTCAACCAGATCGAGAAGCAGGCAATTAGCAAAGAAATCGGGCATGTCCGCCACGAATTGGACGTGATGGAGCAGTCGGTGAAGGTCGCCTGAATCGAAGACATAAAAAAGCCGACGTACGAGGTCGGCTTTTTCAACAGCGGTAAAACAATGTGGACCTGATTATGCACAACCAGATCACCTCCGACAATCCCTGCCATGTCGCGACACATTTTCGCGATCCGCATTTCGTGTCGCACGCACTGAGCTTTCACCAGTCGGCAGCTTTGTACGCAGCGAACATGGTGCGCCTCCAGTACGCCAAGGAATCCAAAGCCAAGTTCCGCCGCGAATGCCTGGATCATTTGAAGGCATCACTCGTCCATGAAAATGGGGCGTCGGTATGAGCAACATTTTCCAACTCAATGCAAAAAGCCCCGGGGGGTTTACCCGGATGGACAACGACCTATACGAGGCCCTGATTCGGGCCGATTTGTCAGGGCGTGAGCTTCGTGTTGCCCTGGCCATTCACCGGCAGACCGCCGGCTTCAATATCGACAGTGCCCGCATTGCTGCTTCCTACATCGCTGAGATGGCGAATATCCACCGTGAAGACGTTTCGCGCATTATCGGTGAGCTTCTGCGACAACGTGTGATTTATCGCGACGGAGGGAGTAAGGCGCCTATCGGTATTTCTCCTGTTCGCGAGTGGCGAATCGATGCAAAAAATACCCGCAAAAGCACCACAAAAAAAGAGCCACAGTGTGGCGCTTTCACCACGTCCTCAGTGGCGTTTCCACCACACAATAAAGACATAAATACAAATACTACCTCTGACGAGGTAGTCGTCGACGCCGAGCGTCAACCGGAAGCGTCGGCGGAAAAAATCTCCAGAGCGAAAGCCGACTCATGCCCCCACCGAGCCATTGTCGACCTGTACCACGAAATCCTTTCCGAGTTGCCAGCCGTAACTCTGATCAACAAAACCCGCCAGCAGAACCTGCAGGGCCGGTGGCGTGAGCACGAAGCCCATCGCGACCTGGCGTTCTGGCGCGAGTACTTCGAGTCGGTGAAGGCGTCGAACTTCCTGATGGGCAAGGTTGAGGGCCGTTTCGGCACTAAGCCGTTTCGCGCGTCGTTCGACTGGCTGATCGCCCCTCGAAACTTCGTGAAGGTCGTCGAGGGGAATTATCATGCGTGACCCCTACAACATCGAGGCGGAACACGGCCTGTTGGGCGCGATGATGCAGCGCCCGGAACTGATCGACTCCCTCAGCGACGACCTGTCCGCCGAATCGTTCTACTTCCCGGAGAACGCCGAGGTGTACCGGGGGATCATGGCGGTCCGCTCGGCCGGCAAGTCCGTCGACTTCCTCACGGTGGGTGACCACCTTGGCACCTTGCTGGATGGCACCCCGGCCTTTGCCTACTGCGCTGAAATCGTAAACGGTACTCCCAGCGTCGCCAACGCCAAGACCTACGCGGGAATCGTGCGTGAGCGGGCAATCGAACGAGCCCTGTTCGACCTCGGCGGCCAAGCGATGGATATCGCGCACAGCGATCAGGACGTGCAGACGAAAATCGCCGCCGTCCAGGCTGCTGCCATGGCCATTGACTGCGGTTCCGGTGATGACGACATCGTCAAAGTGGGTGATGTGCTGGTCGACCAGCTGGAGGTTTGGCAAGAGCGCCACGATCGTCATGCCCGTGGCGAAACACTGATCGGTCTATCGACCGGCCTGCGCGACCTGGACGAGAAGATCGGCGGCCTGCAACCCGACCATCTGTACATCGTTGCCGGGCGTCCCGGCATGGGCAAGACCACGCTGGCGATGGGTTTTGTTGTCGACGCGGCCGTGCGCCAAAGCAAGTCATCCCTCGTCATCAGTCTGGAAATGAACAAGGGGCAGCTGCTGGATCGGGCCGTGGCTTCGGAGGGTCGTATTCCGCTCACGTTGGTGAAGAACGGAACGGCGTGCCAGAGCCACGGCACCGAGCTCGCCGCGGCGGCCGGTGTGCTGCGTCGCGCCCCGTTGTACATCGCCGACCGGGCGGGCTCGTCGATTGGGCGCATTCGTTCATTGGCTCGCCGCCACAAGCTGCGTTATGGCCTCGACCTGCTGATGATCGACTACCTGCAGCTGCTGGAAGGCGAGGGCGGCAACCGGACCGAAGAGGTCAGCAGTATCAGTCGCGGTTGCAAGCTACTCGCCAAGGAGTTGGGCATCCCCGTCGTTCTGCTGAGCCAGCTATCCCGCAAATGCGAAGAACGCCCCAACAAGCGGCCAATCCCCTCGGATCTGAGGGAGTCCGGCGCCATCGAGCAGGACGCCGACGTGATCTTGTTCGTGTACCGCGACGAGGTCTATCACGAAAACACCGAAGCCAAGGGCATTGCCGAAATCATCATCGGCAAGGGCCGCGATATCGAAATGGGCACGGTCCGGACAGCGTTTCTCGGGCAGTACAACCGCTTTGAAAACCTTGCTGCCGGGTGGAAGCCAGAGCCTGTCGAGCAGTCGGAAAAGGTAACCAGCCTGGCCAGTCGATATTCCAAAAAGGAAAGATTCTGATGAATGAATCACGACAAACCCAAATCCTCTCAGGCCAGTCCTCAATTGCCCAAAAAGTCTTTGGTTTTGTACCGATGCAAGCGAGTTGGAGCGCTCACGATATCCACGGGGCGGTCATTGCAGCCAATGCAGCTGGTGCGTCGGCTTACGCCATCCGCCGCGCACTTGGCGAGCTGAAGGATGCCGGACTCATTCGGGAGCCGGTAGGTGGAAAGTTTCAGCGAGATACAGCTGCCCCCAAACTCAAGAAGGAGCAAGTCATGACCCCAGCAGCGAAGCCGACCGTTGTTTCGATCAAGAAACCGGAGGGCGCACTGGATGTTTTGGCCGCTCTGTCCGGTGAAGTAGTGGGCCTGTCGGCCGAGTTCAGCAAACGCATGCAGGCGCTGGCTGTGCGCATCGAAGAGGTGGCACTTTCCGTCGCGGCGGAGCAGGAAAGCAATGCAGAAACGCTCGGCAAGGTTAAACAGCTGCAATCGCTGCTGAAGGGGTTTGCGGAATGACAGAGGCTGCCGTGGTTGATCGCCTGCTGGCTGTTCCTGATCCGAAAAACTACCGGTTCGCTGTGTTCTGCTGCTCCTACAAGTGGGAACTGGGTAGCACTCCTGATCACGCATTAGCGCTGTTCGTTGATCAGGCGATGGCCGTGCGTTATGGCGCGTCGATGTGGCCGAGCACCTTTGAAGTTGTCGACCTTCAGGCTTGCGCAGGTACCCCACAATGAACTCCTTGATCAAAACCCTGACCGTGAAGCTGTCAGACACTGAAATTCAGCGCAACGCCAAGCTTGAGCATGTGCGCGATTTGCGTGATGCCAGCCACCCCGCGTTGCACTTCCGGTTTGCGAAAAATCGCGCGCGCGGGTCTTGGTACCTGCTGAACAAACGCAAGTGGCACCGCATCGGCGCCTTTCCAGACCTTTCTACCAAGCAGGTTGTGGCGGCCTTACCAGCCGTGCGCCTGCGAGTGGCGGCCGATGGCGCTGCCAGCGTTTCCGGCTGGGTGACCGTCGGCGAACTGCTGGATTGGTTTGGCGATCGCATGGCTCGCTCACGTGCTCTCTCTGCCAAGCGTCGTTCAGCCGGCAAGTCGGCCATCAGTTGCCAACTCAAGCCGCGCCTGGATGATCTGCTGATTCGCGATGTGAATGCGCAGACCCTCGACAAGCTGCTGATGTGGCCGGCTCAAGAAGAGTTGTCGCTATCGTATGTCCAGCAGTTGTACCGCCTGCTTGCGGTGGCCTTCCGGCAGGCCCGCAAGCTGGACCTGATCCCGGCCAACCCGATGGCCGAACTCAAGTTCATCCACTTCACTACGGCCCGCATCCTGCCCAAGCCCGCCCGACTGCGCGATGTCCAGCTGCCCGAGCTGGTGGCGCAGCTGACCGAGCGTTTCGAGAGCGCACCTGGTGACGCCATGCTGGCCCTGATGATGCTCTGCCACGGCACCCGTATCGGCGAAACCCGCCAGTCTCGTTGGGCCGACATCGCGCTGCCTGAGCGTGAGTGGTTCCTGCCGGCCGAACACACCAAGAGTAAAACCGAGCTGCGGGTGCCACTGACCGACCAAGTCTGCGCGTTGCTGCGCCGCTACCGTGAGCGACAGACCGCCCAAGGGTACGAGGGTCCGTTTCTGTTCCCGTCCCGCAGAGGGAGGGCGCTGAGTGATAACCAAGCCAGTGCAGTGTTCACCCGACTGGGGCAGGGCGCTTGGACCAGTCACGATCTGCGCAAGGTGGCCCGCACCGCATGGACCGATCTTGGCGTCGACGGCCATATCGGCGAGATGTTGTTGAACCATTCCCTCGGCAAGATCGCTTCGACCTACATCAACACCCAGGCCAAAGAACAGCGTCGACTGGCTCTGGTGAAATGGCACAACTGGTTAGATGAACGCGGCTTCAAGGTCATCCACGAGCAGACAGGCGTTAGATATGAAGATTCGCAAAACCTCGTAGACGCCTTGAATAGCGTGGCCTGCGAGTCCATTCCGCAATTTGTTAAGGGCGAGGTTTAAAAATGCATATTTCAGAGCATGGCGCCTTCGCCCTTTCCATGGCGACCGCCTTGAACAAGGTCGAAAGCCCAGCATTCGATCGGGCCAAGGTGTTCATGGTTTGCATGCTTCAGTTCGACGGGTTCCGTCGTTTGTACGTCGTGATGCAAGGCGGCTTCAGCTTCGATATTGATAGCCACCAAGTGCCGTTCAGTCTCGATGCCGCCGCCGACTGGCTTGTAGGTGCCGTATGAAGAAATCACACGGCCCAGCCTTCCGCCGGGAGTTGAAGTTCATCGTCGAGTGCAACGCCTGCCGCGGCACTGGCATTTACACCGGTGTCTTCCATCAAATGACCTGCGACAACTGCCACGCCTCGGGCTGGGTCTGCGGGAGGACTTTGAAAACCTTGCCGCTTATCGATGTGGTGCAGGTGCTCAACGCACGGTTGCGAGATGCACTGGGGGAGATCGCCAAAGCCAACCGCGCTATCGGTGGTGCCCACGAACAATACGAACAGAACAACCGCCGCGGTGCCGGCGGATCGAATTACACAGGGGATTGAGCGATGGGCATCTATAAAGACGTGATGGGCACCCTGGTACGCGTACTGGCCGCCGACAACATCGACAACAGCACCAAGCAGTCATGGCAGAAGCTGATCGATGCTGACCTTCGCCAAGGCGGTACTGGCAGCTCCATCTCCGTGCGGGACAAGTTCGATTATGACTGCTGCTTGCACGCGCTGTTGCACAAGCACCTTGCCCCTGCGCAGTGGGATGTCTTAGTCGCCAAGTACTCGACGCACAAAGGAAATAAAGTCGCTTCGATTGGTCGCCTCATCAGTCGAATTCAATCTCCTGCGCCGCAGTTGTTCATCTATAAGGCGGTCACGGCCTGGGCGATTCCCAAGTTAAAGGGCGTTCAAGTTGCACCGCGCGGCGGTCATGAAGTGGTGTCCCGGGGTCTTCGGGAAGATCTGGAGCACGCCGCAGTCGGAAAAATGATCGCTTCTGGCTGGAAGACCGAAGTCAAAGTCGAGCGCGGCCAGTATGTGAAAAGATCCACCGACATGATTGTGCTGCCCGCCGAGTTCTACGACATGAACACCTGGGATGTTGAAGGAAAGCCAGAGTCGACTCGCCGACGCTGGAAGACCGGGATTGCTCGTTGCCTCGAGCGCCTTGAAGAACAAGCGGTGGTGCACGCGACAGAGATATTCGATCTGGAAGAAATCTTCATTGATGCCGCTTGACTGTAGTGGCGCTTTGATCGTAAATTAACCCCATCATGTCGATCTTGCGCGTTATGAGAGGCGACGAATTAAGCCCAGCCACCCGCTGGGCTTTTTGCTTTCTATCACCTTGGTAGCTCAGTTGGTTAGAGTGCTCGGCCTGCTGTCTTTACAGCGGTACACGTGCTGAGAGGTCGCCGGTTCGAATCCGGAGCAAGGTGCCAAATTCAAAGCCCCGCCATCGTGCGGGGCTTTTTCGTTTTCGGCTCCACCACACCCATCGCTCCGAGCTGGGAGTGCCGTTGGAGCTGATTCAATTCGCTGGCGAAAGATCGGAAAGCCCCCTCCTGTTTATGCTGCTTCGACAGACACCGAAAGGCGTTTACCGAGCACAGCCAATGCGCTCTCGAGTTGTTCCATCTTCGAGGTATGCAGGAAGTCGACCAGGCGATCGCCTTGAGTTTGGCTAACGCCCAGCGATCGACACAAATCAGCCTTGCGCATGCCTCTGCTCATCATCTCGTTCCAAAGCGCGATCTTGGCCACGACTACTGCCGGCAAGTGAACGACGTGCTCACCGTTCTGCGGCTCAGACGCTGCCGGAATAGCACGGCGCTGATCGACATAGATGGACAGGGTGGTCTCAATTGCGTCCAGGGCTTCGCTGATCGCGTGAGCCCTGTCATCACCGAAACTGTTCAGCTCCGGCAGATCTCGGCAGAACACTGCCAAGCCTTGGGAATCGTCTTCCTCAAAGCGGATTGCGTAGTCGTACATGGTCACTCCTTGGAGGTGATCGTTCAGCTTTCAGATGTTGTGAAGGGGGCTCTCAGAGCCCCAGTTGTTTAATGATCGCCTTGCGGGTCGGTTCTGGCATTTCCTTGCTGCCGTGATCCGCGAAGGTGGTCTTGTTGCCGTTTGGGGCGGTGACTTTGAAGTGGCTTCCTTTGCCTGCTTCGAAGGTCACCCCTTGGGCCTTCAACCATCGTCTGAACTCGCTGAACTTCATCACCTCGCCTCGTTGTTTGGATGAGCCCATTCTACAACATTTATGTATTAATACAACACATATGTAGTATTTGAGTTAGATCTCCTCAAGGCCTCAGCATTTGCTGGGGCTTTTTTGTTCACGCTCCCCGAGGGGAGGACTCCCGGATGTCCAAAATGCCCGAGAAAAATCCCGACTTCTGGGCGCAGGTGTGGCTAATCCTCAGCACTCCGCTCTGGCAGGGCGCGATCATGGCTTTCACGATCACGCTGCTGCGTGTGTTGTATGAAGCCAAAGAGCCCAACAAGTGGCGGATCATCTTCGAAGCGCTGATCTGCGGTGCTTTAAGCCTGTCAGCCAGTAGCGTTATCGAATGGATGGCTTGGCCGCCGAGCCTGTCGGTTGCCGCAGGAGGCACGATCGGATTCATCGGCGTGACCGCGATCAGAGACTTGATCATCAAGTTTCTCGGTCGGAAGGCGGACTCAGCATGAAGGCGATCGCAGCAGCAATCATCATCGCTCTTGTCGGCTTATTGCTCGTCGGTATTCAGCAGCTCCGGGTTGAGGATTTACGCGAAGAGAAGCGCATCGAGACGCAGGCCAAGGACGAAGCCCTTAAGGCCAACACCGAGAGCCAAGCCACCATCACTACGTTACGGGCTGAAGCTCAGCGCAATGCTGCCTACAGCGCCGACTTGGCGCTGCGCATCAAGGCCAGCGAACAGAAGGCCGACAAGGCGAGGAAGGATTTTGAAAAACTCAAACGCAACAGCAAGCCTGTTCGTGATTGGGCTGCTCAGCCTTTGCCTGACGGCCTGCGCAGTAAAGCCGCCAGTGGTAACAAAGACCCAAGCGGTAAGGATCGAGGCCCCTGAGCTAATCCCTTGCGAGCGAGTCGATCAGGACGAAGCTGACCTGCGTCTCAATGGCGACGTGTGGGAGTTGAAGGACAAGGCGATCAAGCTGCTGGATACCTGTGCGGACCAAGTCGACGCGCAGATCAAGCGGAGTCAGAGCAAGTAAGCCCACCAACCGTGATCGGAGTTGCGTATGTCTCGACTGAGAACCCTTCCGGCCCGTATGCAACAACCTGAAGGTAGGCCATTCGCTGCGCCAGTTGCAGCGGAGGGAGCAGATGGTTGGGGCTCGGGTCGTGGAGGTCGACCTTGGCGCCGTAAACGCGCCGCAATCCTCTTGCGCGATGAGTACACATGCCAAGCCTGTGGCGTCATCACGCTGCAGCTTGAGGCGGATCACATCGTCAACCGTGCCCGTGGTGGTTCGGATGATGAGGACAACCTCCAGGCTCTCTGCGTCCCCTGCCACAAGGACAAGACCGCCGCCGAGTCAGCCGAAGGCGCGGGGCGAGCGTGATGTTCAGCGATCTCGTCGGTCAAATGAGAATCGGTATCGACTGGCGTATGTGGCACGCCAGTACCCCGGGGCGGGTCGAAACCTTGGAAGGTTTTGCATAGGACACCGCCCCCGACCGCACGGACAGATTTTTTCCCCCACACAGGTTTTTTGTTAATGGCGTTAACAACCAAGCAGCGTGCTTTCGTCGACGCTGTGAGGGGAGGTGCGTCCAACAAAGACGCAGCCATCGCCGCAGGATATGCAGCGTCCAGCGCTTCGGTGGCCGGTTCACGATTGGCAAAACACCCTAACGTACTCGCTGCAATGGCGTTCTCGCCGATTAACAAAAATGTTAAAGCCGGCGCCAAGCCTGAACGTGAAAAGCCTCCGCCCGGAAATTTCCCCGAGAGCGATGACGAGTCCTCTTTCGACTTTTCCAAAGCGATGACGTTTACCGATCCGAAAGCATTTCTGATCGCGACCATGAACGATTACGACGCGGACGCGAAGCTTCGGGTCGATGCCGCAAAAGCGCTAATGCCGTTCATTCATCCGCGTAAAGGAGAAGGCGGCAAAAAGGAAGAAAAGGAAAGCGCAGCGAAGACAGCCGCTAAAGGTAAATTCGGCGCGGCGCCCCCACCCCCTACTCATTTGCGATCGGTGAAATAAGTGAACGAACCCACCTGGGACACAGCGTGCCCAGACTGGGAATCAAGAATCATCAACCGACAATCGTTGGTGCCGTTTCCGCCACTGTTTCCCGACGAAGCAGCTGCGTGCATGCAGGTGTTGAACGACCTGCGGATCGTCGACGCACCTGGTAGCCCGCTGATTGGAGAATCCTGTGCTCCGTGGATCAATGACCTAGCCGGCGCCATTTTCGGCGCGTACAACTCCAACACCGGTGAACGGCTGATCCAGGAGTTCTTTCTCCTCATCAGCAAGAAGAACGCCAAGAGCACCATTGCCGCTGCGATCATGCTCACCGTACTGATCCGAAACTGGCGCCAGTCGGCCGAGTTCATCATCCTGGCGCCGACGATCGAGGTTGCGAACAACGCATATGCACCCGCGCGTGACATGGTCAAACACGATGAAGAGCTATCGGCCCTGCTGCATGTGCAAGACCACGTCCGGACGATCACGCATCGCGAGTCCGGCGCCACGTTGAAAGTGGTCGCTGCTGACCAGAACACCGTCGGCGGGAAAAAAGCCGCTGTTGTATTGGTCGACGAGCTTCACCTGTTCGGCAAGAACCCGCATGCGGCCAACATGCTGCGCGAAGCAACTGGCGGTCTCGCCTCTCGTCCCGAAGGTTTCGTCATCTACCTCACGACGCAGTCTGACCAGCCTCCTGCGGGAGTGTTTCGCGAAAAGCTCCAGTACGCCCGGGGTGTTCGCGATGGCACAATTATCGATCCGAACTTTCTGCCGGTGATCTACGAGTTTCCCCAGAAAATCCTCGATGCGGATGATCACCGCAAGGCAGAGAATTTCTACATTACCAACCCGAACATAGGTTACTCGGTTAGTGAGAAATTCCTGATTCGAGAGATGAAAAAAGCGGAGGAGGCCGGTGAGGCTGAGGTGCTTGGATTCATGTCCAAGCATCTGAATGTCGAGATAGGTTTGGCGTTGCGCTCAGACCGCTGGGCTGGCGCCGATTATTGGATTGCGGCAGCAGAAAAGAAGCTCACTCTTAATGATTTGATCACCAGGTGCGACGTCATCGATATCGGAATCGATGGTGGTGGTCTTGACGACTTGCTTGGCTTCGCCGCCGTAGGGCGGGACAAACGCACCCGAGACTGGTTGGTGTGGACTCATGCCTGGGCGCATCCCTCCGTGCTCGAGCGAAGAAAGGCAGAAGCCCCACGCTTCCATGATTTTGAAAAAGACGGAGACCTGACTCTTTCGAAACGGATCGGCGATGACGTCCTTGAGGTTGCCGATTTAGTTGAGCAGGTTGAGGAGTCGGGCCTTCTGGATAAGGTCGGTGTTGACCCGGTCGGTATCGGCGCGATTTACGACGCGATGATTGAACGTGAAATTCCACCGGAAAAAATCGTCGCCATTAGTCAGGGCTGGAAGCTCGGCGGTGCGATCAAGACTGCGGAGCGCAAGTTGGCCGAGGGCGGAATGAAACACGGCGGGCAACCCATGATGGCCTGGTGCGTCAGCAACGCGAAGGTCGAGCCGCGTGCGAACTCCATCCTGATTACCAAGCAGGCCAGCGGCTCGGCCAAGATCGATCCCCTGATGGCCCTATTCAACGCGGTGACCTTGATTTCTCTCAACCCGGAAGGCCGGGGAAATGATGATTTCATGGCTGCCATTCGGAATCCGATCATCGTATGAACCCAATGCTCATTTTTATTTTCGCGTCCCTGACCGGGTTCGGTTTGGCGGTAGCTGGCGTGTATGTCCTGCTCGGCTTGGGCTGGGCATTATTGGCGGCGGCTGCCTCGCTGCTTTTCATCTCTGGTTTTTTGCGCAAGGGGCTGACAAGTGACTAGATCCTTATCGGTCGTAATCGGTCGCGCTGCCAGAAAGCCCAGTGCTTCCCTGGGGGAATGGTTTGGGAAATCCATCAAGCTGAGCGACGGCGGATTCTGGGGACAGTTCCTTGGCGGCCAGTCCAGTTCAGGGAAGACGGTAAACGTCGACAACGCAATGCAGCTTTCGGCGGTGTGGGCATGCGTCAGGATTATTTCGACGTCGGTCGCGGGGCTTCCGCTTGGCGTATATCGCCGCGAAGCCGACGGTGGACGCAAGGACGCCCGTGATTTTGGTTTGTACGACGTGATTCATAACAGCCCCAATGAGGACATGACCGCATTCCAGTTTTGGCAGGCGATGGTGGCCGCGATGCTGCTGCGCGGAAACGCCTTTGCAGAGATCCTGCGCATCGGTCCCCGCATTGTTGCCTTGGATTTTCTCCTGCCCTCACGGGTTGACTTGGATGTCGATGACAACGGGCGTATTACGTATTGGTATCGACCTCGGAAAGGCGCTCGCCGGCAGATAGATCGGGAGAACATGCTCCATATCCCCGCCTTCAGTCTAGATGGCCGGGTGGGTCTATCAGCGATCCGTTACGGCGCTGACGTCTTTGGTGCTGCAATGTCCGCGGATGATGCTGCCAATGGCACATTCAAGAACGGTCTGTTGCCAGCGGTTGCCTTTAAGGTTGACCGAATCCTGAAGCCAGAACAGCGCGAAGAATTCCGCGACTATGTAAAGCAGATATCGGGAGCACTGAACGCAGGCCGCTCACCGGTACTGGAGCAGGGGATTACCCCTGAGTCGATCGGGATCAACCCGGTGGATGCTCAGCTGCTGGAATCGAGAGGCTATAGCATTGAAGAGGTGTGCCGCTGGTTCGGTGTGCCGCCTTGGATGGTCGGCAAGACAGACGCCGGTAGCAACTGGGGGACGGGGCTTGAGCAGCAGATGATTGCGTTTCTCACGTTCAGCATCAGCTCAATTACTAATCAAATTCAACAATGTGTGAACAAGCGACTGCTGACACCAGTGGAGCGTCAATCCTACTACGCCGAATTTTCTCTGGAGGCTTTCCTCAAGGCAGATAGCGCGGGCCGTTCAGCCTGGTACAGCCAGATGACCCAGAACGGGATCATGACCCGCGATGAATGCCGGGTTAAAGAGAATTTGCCACGCCATGGTGGGAATGCCGCGGTGCTCACCGTGCAAACCAACTTGGCCCCGATAGATCAGTTGGGCAAGTCAACAGATAGCCAGGCCGCCCAGGCCGCATTAAAAAACTGGCTTGGCCAGAACCAGGAGTGACCATGCAGCTGAACATCAAGGCCGGCAGCTTTCGCTGTGAGCTGAGCCCTCGTGCGCTCGATATGTGGAACCCCGATCTTCGCGCTGCGCTGGAGTCTGGGACAGACACCATCACCATGTACGGCATTATTGGCGAGGACTGGTATGGAGAGGGCGTGACGCTCAAGCGAGTAGATGCCGCGCTTCGAGCGATTGGTGATAAGCCTGTCACGGTATACATCAACTCCCCTGGCGGCGATATGTTCGAAGGTATCGCTATCTACAACCGGCTGCTGGAGCATTCGCAAGAGATCACTATAAAGGTGCTCGGACTGGCTGCCTCTGCTGCGTCCGTGATCGCGATGGCGGGGGCCAGGCGGGAAGTGGCCAAGACGGCCTTCTTGATGATTCATAATTGCTGGACTTACTTCGCCGGCAACCGGCATGCGATTCGCGAACTGGCCGACACCATGGAAGAGTTCGACCGAGCGATGATCAGCCTGTATGCCGACACTAGTGGGCAGGACGAAAAGACCGTTGAGAAGATGCTCGACGCCGAGACTTACATGAACGGCGCGAACGCAGTGGAGAAGGGTTTTGCAACAGGGCTTATCTCCGCTGCCGAAGTGACGGAGGCGCCCGACGAAGAGCAGGCTCAAGCACATGCGACTCGCAAGCTGGACGCGGCCTTGGCCAAGTCTGGCATGCCCCGCAGCGAACGTCGCAAGCTGATTTCAGAAATCAAGACCGGCACGCCTAGCGCTGTCGTCGGTGACACGCTTCGCGCTGTCGTACCGGGCATGCCTAGCGCTGCCCTTGATCTATCCGCGTTTGAAGAAACCGCAAACCAGGCGTCAGCACTCCGGAGTCTCATTCCCGGCGGCTAAACGACTGAAACTGAAACCGACTATCAACCGCCCGTGTGGCGGTTTTTTCATTTCTGAAAGGACAAAACCATGCCTGTAGATCTTTCCGCTATTGAAGCTTCTCAGAAGCAAACCCAGGCCGACCTAAAAGCCGTCGGCGACCAGATCAAAACTTATGCCGAACGCACCGAGAAGGAAATCAAAGCCTCCGGTGAAATGCAGGCTGAAACCCGTGGCAAGGTGGATGAACTGCTGATGAAGCAGGGCGAGCTGCAGGCCCGCATGCAGGAAGCGGAGCAGAAGCTGGTCAATGCTGGAAAGGAACATGAACCCGGCGTGCAGCAATCCGCTGGTGACCTGGTTGCGACCAAGATGGCCGAGGAAGGCGTGACCAGTTCGTTCCGCGGTTCCCGCCGCGTTGAAGTGCCTCGCGCCGCCATCACTTCTGTGCCGACTTCGGGCGGGGCGCTGGTCCAGCCTGAGCGCGTGGGTGTGATTCTCGCGCCGCAGCGTCGCCTTACCATCCGCGACTTGGTTGCCCCAGGCACGACTGGCAGCAGCTCGGTCGAATACGTTCGTGAAACAGGGTTTACCAACAATGCCGCGATCGTCGGCGAAGGTCAATCTAAGCCGTACAGCGAACTAACATTTGCGCTTGAAAACGCAAACGTGCGCACCATCGCGCACCTGTTCAAAGGAAGCCGTCAAATCCTCGATGATGCCGCTGCACTGCAAAGCTATATCGACGCGCGCGCTCGCTATGGCTTGCTGCTGGCAGAGGAAGCTCAGCTGCTCTATGGCAACGGTACCGGCAACAACCTGAAGGGCATCATTCCTCAGGCTCAAGCCTATGCGGCTCCCGCTGGCATCGTGGTCGAGGCCGAACAACGTATCGACCGTATTCGCCTGGCGCTGCTGCAAGCCATGCTGGCCGAGTTTCCATCCACCGGCATTGTTCTCAATCCAATCGACTGGGCTGCCATCGAATTGCTCAAGGATGGCGAAGGTCGCTACATCATCGGCAAGCCGCAGGACGGCACCACGCCGCGCCTGTGGAACCTGCCTGTAGTCGAGACCCAGGCCATCGTTCAGGACCAGTTCCTGGTTGGCGCCTTCAGCCTGGCCGCGCAGATCTACGATCGCATGGGGATCGAGGTACTGATTTCCACTGAGAACGCCGACGACTTCGAGAAAAACATGGTTTCGATCCGCGCCGAAGAGCGCCTAGCTTTCGCGGTATATCGTCCGGAAGCGTTCGTCACCGGCCCACTGACCGAAGCCTGACCCCTATGAGACAGAGCGCCGCCTGCGGGCGGCCTCGCTGATTTTGGAGATATCGATATGGCGCGTACCACTTCAAGCTCGCTTGCGGAAAATGCCAATACCACTGATACGTCTGTGACCGCGTCTCCCGCTGACGTAAAGGCTGCTGACGATGTTCGGCAGATTTTTCCCGGCGACTCTGCTGCGATGGATGCCGCCGCGGCCGATGCGCATGCCGTCAGCGCGGCAAGCGTACAAGAATCGGACAACGCGATCATGATTTACCCGCTGCGCAGCTATCTGGACGGCAAAGAAATTCGCCGCCGGGGCGGTGCCGGTTATCTTTCGCCGAAGCATGACGCGACTTCACTGATCGCTGCAGGCCTCGCGACCGACACCGATCCAAAGGCCTGATATGAACGTCATCCCCATCGATGAGGCAATGCACCATCTGCGAGCTGAAGACGATGATCGGCAGCATGTCGAATTGTTATTGGCTGCCGCCGAAGACAGCGCCGTGCAGTTTCTAAATCGGCGCTTTTATGTTGACGAGGACTCATTGGCGTCGGCAGTGGTAGACGGCTCTGCAGGTTCCAAACCCATTCTGATCAACCCCTCGATTCGCGCCGCTTGTTTGTTGATTGTCGGCAATCTTTACGCTAATCGAGAAGATGTCGTCGTCGGTACGATTTCGTCCGAACTTCCGATGGGATCTCGATCTCTGTTAACGCCATATCGAGTTGGCTGGGGGGTGTAGTGAGAGCCGGATCCTTGCGTCACCGTTGCACGATGTACAAACCAATACGCGTTAAGAATAGTTCTGGTGGCTTCGATGTCACCTGGTCTGAGGTCGGAAAACTTTGGGCGGAAATCACTCTGCCTACCGGCCGTATCGCGCCTGTAGCTGAGCAACTAAAAGCGCTGGTTTCGGCCGAGATTCGCATACGACCTCGCGTTGATGCTATGGCCGGAAATCGATTGGTTCATATTGCGAGCGGCATCACTACTACCTATTTGATTGAGGCCGCTCTCATCGACAATGAGCGCGCCATGCTCCGGCTTCTGTGTTCAAACGTTCCCAACCCATAGAGGTGTGACATGAAAGTAATTGCTCTGGGCAATCTGTCCGGTGCCGTTGGCGAAAAAGCCAAAGGTGAAGACTTCACCGTTGACGCGAAGATCGGCGCTGACCTCATCAGCCGAGGCCTGGTGCGCGCAGCTGACGAGCCGCAGCCTCCCGTCAAAAAGGCCGATCCGGTCAAGGAGTGATCCATGGCTGCCCGCCGCTCGCGCATGTCTGGCGACTTCAAGCTGCGTCGCACGCTGCGCAACATCCACTCAACGATGGATAACGAATTGGTACCGGTGATGCAGGAGTCTGCTGACAAGATCCTGTCGACCATGCGCCAATTGATTCCTAAGGACACCGGAGCTGCGGCGTCCGCTCTCAAGACCTTCGTGTCGAAAAGCGGCTTGGATGCGCAGATCGGCATCCGTGGCAAGAAGGATATGCAGCGTTTCTTCTATCTGCGGTTTCTCGAGTACGGTACCAAAGGTTATAGCGGGGCGATCTATCGACGTGCCGATGCCAATGCCGTAGGGGGCGAGCACACGAACAACCGGGATAAGTCACAGCTCAAGGGTCGCCGAAATGCCCTTCAGCAACGACCTACGAAGAACAAGAGCAATGGCACGACCTTCTACGGCAACTATCCCGACATCCCAGCCCGTCCAGCCCATCCATGGCTTCGCCCTGCGATGGCGGTGAATCGCGAGTTTGTGCTGGCCAATATCCGGGCGGCGGTAGCCAGAACATTGCGCAAAGCGAGCGAGGGCGCCACCGATGGCTGATCCATCTGTTGCATTGCAGGAGGCGTTGTTTGCACGTCTGGAGGCCGAAGTATCCTGCCCCGTGTACGACGGCGCGCCGCTGGACACGCCGATGCCGTACATCTCGTTCGATCGTGAGATCTCGGCGAACACTAGCCCTATTGCTGGGCGAAAGCGCGAACAGCGCCTGATTTACCTTTCGGTCTGGTCTGATGCCCACGGCCAAGCCGAAGTGAAGCGGATCAATGGCGAGATCGTTGCTGCTTTGGATGAGCGGCGGCTGTCGCTGGCAGTGGGCAGGGCCGTATCTGTCCGAGTTGAGCAAGCCGATGCCCAGCGCGATGCTGACGGCGTCACCTATCAGGGATCGATTACGGTCCGCGTTATCACCACCCACTAAATCTCAACACCGGCCGCCCCGCGGCTTTATCCAATGTGCCTTTGGAGGAACCCCCATGGCCGATGACAACCTCAACACAGCCGCCGGCTGCCGATTCTCGCTCGGTACGAAGTCCGGCGCCGATACCGAAGCGGCATTTAAGGCTGACACCTATGTCGAAGTGGGTGAAATCGAAGACCTGGGCGAATTCGGCGATACGTTCAGTTCGGTGACGTTCTCTTCCCTTAGCGATGGCCGCGTCCGTAAGTTCAAGGGACTGGCAGACGCTGGTGACCTGACCTTGACTGTGGGCTTGGACAACGGCGACGCCGGTCAAGCTGCGGTCAAGGTTGCACACAAGGACCGCAGTACAGGCGATTACAACATCAAAATCACCCTGAACGATGGCGACCCTGATGCAACGCCGTTGATTACCCCGACCACGTTCTACATGCGCGGCAAGGTGATGAACAACACCGTTGCTGCGGGCGCTGCCGATAACGTGGTCCGCCGCAACATCACCATTGGCATCAACTCGGAGATTCTCGAAATTCTACCGGCCGCAGTCGCGCCTTAATCTGGCAGGGCTCCGGCCCTGTCTCTCAAGGAATTGAAGCATGAGCAAAACTCTGTTTGGCACCATCACTATTACCCTCGACGGTGAGGATTATGAACTGGTGCCCACACTGGCGGCCGTGCGTGCAATCGAAGCCCGTTTCGGTGGTTTGCGGGGCGCATCGCAGACCATCAACGCACTGAGCGTTGAGGGCTGTTCCGCCATCGTTGTTGCTGGTGCCGGGCTTAAAGGCAAGGACGCGGATGCGGTTCCTGAAAAAGTTTGGCAGGCAGGTGTCCTTGGTGTGTCCGCACAACTAAACGCCTACCTGGTGGCACTTTACAATCCGAAGGGGCCAAAGTCGGGAAAGCTGACGGCAGTGGAGGAGTAAATGCTGTCGAGGACGGCAGCTACGTAGATCGGCTCTACTCGATCGCCACGGGCTGGTTGGGGTGGCCGCCCGACCTAGCCTGGCGCACGCCGCTACCGGAACTGTTCATGGCCATTGACGCCCGAATCGAATGGACCCAAATGACCAATCCCTTCGGCAGTAAATCTGGCGTACAGAAGGAAAAGCCTAAGCCGTCGACTGTAGCGGCCAAGCTGCGACAGGCGCTCGCGGGGAGGCAGTCAGCGTAGCGTTTTGATAGTCTTCACCGCTTAAAGGCGAGGGATCGACGAATGCAAAAGCTGATAGTGATGCTTACGGTTTTTTTGTTGTTGGCAGCGTGCGGCCAGTCAGAGGCGGATAAGGCAAGGCATAAGGCCGAAATGACTGAAATACGATATCAGCGTGTGGCTAGGGAGTTTGTATCCGGAGTTTTGAAAGATCCAGACAGCGCTGAGTTTCGTAATCAGCGAGGATTTTGCGGTGAGGTGAACTCGAAGAATTCCTTTGGGGGATATGTCGGTTTCAGGAGGTTCATCGCAGCGACCAAAGAGATGGTCGTTTTCGAGAAGGATGGTCGCTTAAGCTTGAGCGACTTTGAGCAAGCCTGGTCCAAGCTCTGTCATTAGTTTTTTCAACTGTATCGCCCGCTTCGGCGGGTTTTTTTATGCCTGGAGAAAAGCATGGCCGATACCGACGTACAGGGGATGCTGGTCCGCATCGAGGCAACCACTGCACAACTCCGACAGGAAATGGCGCGTGCAGATGCCAGCGTCGCGCAGGCGTCGGGGAAAATCGACAAGAGCCTGGGGCGTGTCGACGAAGCCTTTGACCGCGCTGGGGAAAGCGCGCTGGGCGCTGCCGGCTTGATCAAGACCGCCCTTGCGGGAGCAATTGGCGCGGCTTCCATCAGCAAGATCATTGAGACTGCTGACTCCTACGGGCAGATGTCCGATCGTATTGGCATGGCCACCGGCAGTGTCGGCGAATACGACCTGGTGCAGCAGCGCTTGCTGGACACTGCGAAGCGAACCTATCGCCCGTTGAGTGAGGCCCAAGAACTTTATATTCGGACCTCGGACAGTCTGAAATCGATGGGCTACAACACCAGCCAGGCGCTGGATGTGATGGACAGTTTTAGCTTTTTGCTGGTTACAAACTCTGCCTCTGCTGATAAGGCGAGTTCGGCGATCGATGCTTATTCGAAGGCGCTTCAAACTGGGAAGGTAGAGGCGGACGGATGGCAATCCATTCTCGCGGCGATGCCGACTGTGGTGGATACCATCGCCCGATCCACCGGCAAAACCGCTGAGGAAATCCGCAGTCTTGGGGCTCAGGGCAAGCTAAGCCTTGACGTGCTGACTGAAGGCTTGCAAGCCTCGGCCCAGGCCAACGGCGTTCTTGCGGATAGCATGAGCGTCGCCGTTCGAGATGCTTTGCAGAACCTATCAAACGCGTTCGGCGTTTACGTCGGCCGTCTGAACGAAACCACTGATTTCACTGGAGTGCTGGCCAAAGGTATTGGTGCTCTCGGTGACAATTTTGAAACCCTTGCAGACGTTGCAATTGTCACAGCCGTAGCCGCCCTCGCGCGCTACGGGGCCAGTGCAGCAAGCTCTGCTGCAAAGTCTGCTTATTCCGCTTACACGGACGTGGTGGCTCGCAAGGCACAGGCAACAGCTGTATTGCTGGCTGCTCAGGCTGAGCAGCAAAAAGCGCAGACCACTGTCTTCCTTGCGCAGAAAGAGGCCGTGGCCGCGCGTGGCACGGCGATGCAGACGCAGATGTCGTTGCAGCTTGCGGAAGCTCGCATGGTTGAAGCCAGGGCCACGAATACTGTGGCTGCCGCTCAGGCTGGGGTCAGCCGCGCCGGTGTTGGTTTACTCGGGATGTTGGGCGGTCCTGTCGGAGTCGCGGCTCTGGCCATTGGGGCCGCCACTGCTTTCCTCACTCTGCGAGATAACACCAGCGTTCTTGAGGAGAAGCTAGGGGACCTGAATGATCCGCTCGACAAGTTGGCCGAGCGATTCAATAAACTTAATCGCGCCACTCAGTCGGTCACTTTGCGCGAGTTGCGCGCCTCGATCTCGGACACAGAAAGCGATCTTGCCGGCGCTGCAGCCTCAATTGCATTTGAGTTCCAGGCAAGCCTGACGAATGCTGGACTGGCAGGCGCGTCAGGGTTTATGGCGGGCATTGTCCCGCTGCCGGCGGAGTTTCAGTCGGCGATGGATATCGTCAACAAAGCCGTAGCCGATTCTTCAAACGGGCAAGCGGTAGATTGGAAGACGGTAGCGGACCAGATCAGGCTGATTCCCGGTGTTACGGAGGAGATGGCTCAGTCGATTGAGACTGGGCAAATTAGAGTTTCGGACCTGACTGTAATCCTCGATAAGCAGCGGCAGACGCTGGCAGAACTGACCGGCGAGACTGATGCAAATACCGCTGCTCGCGGAAAAAACAACGCTGCGATAGCTGCCGCCGATCAGGTTGGCCAGAAGTACCTTGAACAGCTGCAAAAGCAACTCGGCGCAGCTCAGGACAAAACGGCCCTCGAAGCTGCGAACAGATTCATTGCCGAAAACACCGACCTCACCGAAGGGATGATCGTCGCCATTCGCTCGGCCGCAGCTGCCAAGGATTCGCAAAAGGCTTCCGACGATGCTGCCGCCAAGGCTACAAAAAAGCATACCAGCGAAGCAGAGTCGGCCGCCAAGCAGCAGCTCAAATCGTTCGATTCCACCGAAGAGGGTTACAAGCGCCAGATCGAACTGATCAACACCACCGGCGACAAGCAGAAGGACGCGACTGAGGTTCAAAAGCTGTCGTTCGAACTCCAAGAGGGGAAGCTCGGCAAGTTGAGTGAGGCCCAGAAGAGGCGCTTGATGGGCATGGCCGCAGAACTGGACGCGCTGAATAAGATCAAGAAGGCCAACGAAGACGACTTGAAGTTGACCGCGTTCAAGAATGCGCAGGCCACCGGCACGCAAACCACTCAGGACGGATTCGACCAGGAACTGGCCGGTATCGGCATGGGGGACAAGGCCCGAGATCGCATGAGGGCAGACCTTGCCCTTCGGCAAAAATACGCCGTTGACCTGGCGAGTCTCAACGAGCAACGCAACACCGGTCAGATCAGTCCTGAACTTTATGCCAGCGAGACAACCGTTCTGCAGGACGAGTTGGCAAAACGCCTGGCTGCTCAGCAAAACTACTACGCCCAGATCGATGAGTACCAATCGAACTGGATCAATGGTGTGCACGAAGCCTGGGCAAATTATGCCGATGCAGCACAGAACTCTTTTCAGATTACCGCTGACTTCACATCGGGTGCTCTGGGCAGTGCGAGGAGCGAGCTGGGCACATTCTTTTCGGACGTTGTCACCGGCGCAGAAGATGCTGGAGATGCTTTTGGGAACATGATTGGCAACTTCGCGAGTTCGATGATCAATGCGCTGGCTGACATGGCGGCCCAATGGTTGATCTATCAAGGCGTGCAGATGCTGGTGGGCAAGACTACCCAAGTCAGTGCGGCAGGGATGATGGGGGCAAACGCTCAGGCGACTTCACTACAGGCCGGTCTGGCTGCATTTGCGTCGACTGCCGCAATACCGCTCGTTGGTCCTGTCCTCGCCCCAGCGGCCATGGCGACGGCACTTTCCATTACCGGCCCCCTTGCAGCTGCCGTGGGTATCACTGCCATGTCGGGCGCTGGGTTCATGGAGGGTGGCTATACCGGCAATGGGCGCCGCGATGAGATTGCCGGACCTGTACACCGTGGAGAGTACGTCTTCGACGCAGAGGCGACGGCGCGAATTGGTGTAGGGACTTTGGAAGCGATGAGCAACGGCAAGACCGCGATGCTTGGTCGTGAGGGCGCGAAGGTCGGTAGTTCTGGATCGGTAGCTGGCCAAAGCGAAACTGCCGATGGCCAGCCTGTCGCTCGACCCATGACCATCAACCTGATTGAAGACGCAAGCCGTGCCGGCAAGGTCAGTCGCCGACAGCTCGATCGGCAGGACGTTATCGATATCTGGATCTCAGACATCCAGTCCGAGGGTGATGTGCACCAGGCGGGCCAGCAAAAATATGGCTGGCAATCCCAAGGAATCTGATTTTGGAACAACCCTATGAGCAACCCCATAAACATCTGCTACGCCTCGGGTGGGCCGCTGCCGATCAATACCATCGAGGCGACCTGTTCCGTTTGGCCGTCCCCGATCCTGGTCTGCGACGGTTTTGAGGATCGCATCTGCGGAACTGAGGATTCGCGGACGCTCGTCTTTACCGCCATGGGGCTGGAGCAGGCGCTGCCAAACCAGGACAACAGTGGCTTCCAGAACTTGGTTCTCGCCTTGGACAACACGTCCGGAGACGTTCAACTCAAGATCGAGCAGGCCAAAGCTGCGAACGCCAAGGTTACCTTGATTTTTCGGCGTTACTTGGAAGGCAGCCTGACTTATCCGGCCGAGCGCTATCGCATGTCGCTGCTGAACCGGCAGTACGAATCCGTCACGGCTACCTTGACTTGCGGCCTGTTCGACCTGCTCGGCACTGCGTATCCGCGCGAGCAACTTACCCCGAGCGTTGCCCCCGGGCTGCTCTACATATGAGCCCGATCAGCAACTACCTGTCTGCTCCCTACAAGGATGGCGCGCGCGGACCGTTGGCCTTCGACTGCTATGGGCTCGTCATTGCCGTGAGGCATGAAGTCTTCGGCCTGCCTTTATTGCCATCACTGGGTGGCGTGGGGCGGACCAAGCTGCGCGAAAACACCCTGGCATACCGGGAGCTAAAGACCGGCATGCAAGAGTGCGAGCCAGAGCTTGGCGCCATTGCGGCCGCTTTCGTCGGTGATCTGTTGGAGCACGTAGGCGTGGTCGTGCACCTGGACGGCCAACTGAAGGTACTCGACACCAACCCAGGCGGCCCCCGCATTCGCCCAGTGCGTGACTTTGAGTCGTGCTATCAACGAGTGGTGTATTACCGATGATCGAATTTTTCCCGAACAAGCTGGCCAACACGTCACCGCTGGCCACCTTCACCACGCGCGAGCGGATGACGATCGAGGCGTGGGTTCAGCAGCAGACGTCGGCTTACCAGCGTGCACCGGTGCAGCCGATCAGCGTGGCGATCAACGACGAGCTGATTTGCCCGACGCTATGGCACAAGGTCAAATTCAAGCCGTCCGATCGCGTCCAGATTTGGCGCGAGCCGAAGGGCACCGACCCGTTCACCATCACCGCCTTGCTGTTCAAGGGCGTGAAGGCTGTCGGCAAAATGCTGATGCCAAAAATGCCGGGCATGCCATCGACTGGAAACACCACGCAGGGCGACCCGATTGACGAGGCGAGCGCCAAGGGCAACAAGGTCAAGCTGGGTGATCCTGTGCGTAACCTGGCTGGCCGGCAAAAACTGTTCCCGGCCTATCTGGCTGGGCCGCGCACCTGGTTTGCTGGGCCTCGCGAGCAGTGGACCGAAATGCTGTTGTATGTGTCGGCCGGCGACGTGCAGGTCTCGACCAGTGATATCAAGATCGGCGAAACGCCGATCATCTCGCTCGGGTCTGACGCCATCTGCAACATCTACCCGCCGGGCGCGTGGGTGGCTGGCAACACTGCCTCCATGCTCTGGTACAACGTGGACGAGGTCGGAGCCAGCTCCAGTGGTTCGGCCGGTCTTGAAATGACCGTATCCACTGCATTGAGCCAGACCGCGACGGCCTCGGCCTACCAGTTCAACGGCACCAACATCGGCATACCAGCTGGCGCCGGTGCCTACCCGGCTGACTGGGAAAGCGGCCTGATCATTCACGTGCAGTCACCCTACGAGTACACCGTCGTCGATGGCGGCGCTGGGCGTGACATCGTGCGTGGCCCGCTGACCATGCTGAACCCATTTTCGGGAATGTTGATCGAAGTCCGAGGGGCAAACGCTGGTTTCTACGTGGTCAACTCGTTCACCCCGTATGCGCCGGCTGTTCCGCCAACGGCGGGCACGCCATCGACGGTTCTGGGCTCCAGTATTCCGGCTCGCTACGACTACAACGTCACGCCGCTGTCCTTTACCGTGTCGCTCGGAGCGACCCCGTACTCGGTCGCCCTTAGTACAGCCACGACCGACCTTGCCGGCTTGGTCGCGGCAATCAACACCGCTAAAGGTAGCGCCCCGTTCATTGCCAGCGCTTCGGCGGGCAAGGTTCTGCTGACCCAGACTGGTACCAACAACGGTTTTGCCCTGGTTTCGTCGGGCGGTTCCGACGTGCTCGGCTCCAGTCCGGTCAATACGATCGGCACCGCGGCGTCGGCTGGAACGCCTGAACAGCCAGCGGAAATGACCCTGAACTACGACGGCGGGCAACCGGTAGTCGGCCTGGCGCTCGGCTCAGGCTTGGCCACCATCGCCCCGCGCGGCCTGCGCTACCGCATCACCGCCTTCAGCTCGACGCTGATGACCGTCGAACGCTTGACCTCGGTCGGCGCGGTCGACTCGGGCTGGCCGGGGTTCGTCCTGACTGAAACCGTCAACGGCTTGATCACCCTGGATCCGTCGAACCTGGATGGAGGCTATCGCGGCCCGTTCAGCTGCGCGCCGAAGGGCGAACTGATCACAGCGTTGGAGTGGACCGTGTTCCATGCCAATGGACTGTGCGGCATCGGCCGAGAAGGTCAGATATACGAGGTTCGCTCGTTCCATACCTTTGAATATCGAGACGCTGATATCGCTGGCCCATGGACCGTAATCGAAAAGGAGCACGTTGGGGGAAGTCGCGATGCCCAAGGATTCACCTATCGGATAGACCTCCCTTATCCGATGGGCAATCCAGAGGCACGGATCAAGAAGCGCTTCGTCAGCCAGCCCGGGCGGATCGACTCGGAAAAGCAGGACGACATCAGCTGGTATGGCTTTCGCAGCCTTCGGCAGATCCGCCCGACCAGTTACCGGGGCATGACAGTGATGGCGCTTCAGATCCGTGGCGGCGATCGCCTGTCGTCTCAGTCGGAGAGCCAGGCCAATCTGATAGGCACCCGGATGCTGCCGGTCTATACCGGTGGCGGCTGGACTGCACCGCAACCCACCCGAGGTATCGTCCCTTGGTGCCTGAACGTGCTGAAGTCACTCGGTTACACCGACGCCGATATCGATCTTCCGGAGTGGGATCGCTTGCACACGGTCTTTGAGGCCGCCGGCCAGTATTACGACGAGGTCATCGACGACACCAGTACCGCCAAGGACCGAATCAATGACGCGCTAGCGTGCGGCTATGCCGAACTGACCATCAAAAACGGTTTGGTCAGCCTGGTGCGTGACGAGCCCCGCGCGGCATTCGATATCACCTACGGGCCGAAGACGCAGACCTACTCACCGCAGAACATGACCAAGCCCCTAACGATCGACGGTCCCCTGCCATCGATCAACGACTTCGACGGGGTCGACGTTGAGTATTACTCGAACCGGACGTGGGCATGGGAGACGGTGCCGTGTCGCTGGCCGGGTGACGCTGGACTCAAGGTCGAGAAAATCAAACTGCCCGGGGTCGGTGATCGCAACCGTGCGTACCAGTTCGGTATGCGTCGCCGCGGGCATCAGCTGTTTCGGCAGGACACCTACACATGGGAAACCGAGTTGGCCGGCATGAACTCGGGATACCTGAGTTTCTGTGCCGTCGCCAGCGACACCCCAGGCCTCTGCCAAAGCGCTCTATTGCTCAGCGTGCAGGCGGTTGCCGGTGGCTTCTTGCTGGAGTCATCCGAGCCGATCGACTGGTCGGCGCCCGAAGCGTACAGGGTCGGCATCAGCCGGCTCGATGGCTCGCTTTCTGGACCCTATCCAGTGATCGCGATCGACGAGAACCATCTGCAGATCACTGATCTCGACTTTACCCCCGACACCAGCATGACCCTTGAGCTGCCCCAGCTGCTGATCGGGCCGGCGAGTAAGTGGGCTTATCCAATCCTGACTACGAGCTCATCTCCATCCAACGGCAACGTGGCACTGAAGGGTATGCCCTACGACGCCCGCGTTTACACCTATGACGGCAGCGCGGCACCCGCTTGATGGGCCTCTGACAAAAGGACGACGAGCTTATGCTCACATACCCTGACAACTTGCCGCTGCCCTTGCGTGAAGGTTACGGCTTCAGGCCGGTCAGCCCGATTGCCCGATCACAATTTGTGAGCGGAAGGTCGATTCAGCGCATCAGGTTCCGAAGCTTTCCCACTGCGGTCACCCTGTCCTGGATTCTGGATTCGGAGGAGGCCCGGCTATTCCAAGGCTGGTTCAAATGGGGGGTCAACTACATCGACTGGTTCCGGTGTCCGATCAAGAGCCCCATGGGGCTTACACCAACGAAAGTTCGCTTCACCGACATCTATAGCGGGCCGGAACTGGTCGGCTTCGATCACTGGCGTTTTTCGGTACCGGCTGAGTTGTTCGAAATTCCAATTGTTGATGAGAACGAATTTCTCAGTTTGCTCGCCGACTTGGACCTCACGGTCATGAACGCCGAGCTGCGAGCCCAGCTTGAGGCCTGGTACACGAAGAACTGGCCAGGCGCTGCGTAACCCCACTTTACCCACCTACTTCTGAGCCCGCCCTGTGCGGGTTTTTGCATTTATAGAGGGCGCGCAATGAGCGGAGCTTCCGATCTTCAGTTGTTTGAGCAGCTTGTCTTGAGCGCCAACCAATTGTTTCTTTCCGATGGCGATTACGTCGTCATCAACGGTGTCACCAAGCCGACGCTCAAGAAAATCTACGCTGAGTTTTTGTCGAGCCTGCATGCGTATCCGACAATTGCGCAAGGTTTATTGGAGACCAGTGGAACTGGCACGAGCAACCGCTTCTTCACTGTTCCAGGGACAGGCGCGGACTATGAAATTCGATACCGGAACGACGCCGGTACTGCTGTCGAGGTTGGGCGCTATTCGAGCGCGGAGCGTGTAGAGGGACTGAATAGCTACGTCGAATGGATCGCTGGCTCTCAGCCGATTATGGTCCCCCAGCTTTATGAAAGCCTTGACCCCGCCACGCCCCCAGCGATGCTGCTTGACCCTGGCGGCCGCATGCTTGCCGAATTTCCAGATAGTCGTATCCCCGTGATTGAGAACAGCATGGTCAAAAGTGATGTTTTCGAGACGCTGGACATGGCCACGGATGGTGAGGTTTGGCTGATGGACCCCAACAACAAGGTCCTTGCGCGCATGGCCCCAGCATCGCTAAGCCTTATTGTTGCTGCCGTAACAGCGTCAACCTCAGAGCTGCAGGCTGAGGCGGTCAAGAGCGATTTCTACGAGTCGCTCGACCCAAGCGCTCAGATTATGTTCGTCGACGCCAATGGCTATATCCTCGGCAAGCTTGAGCCTGTTGGCCCGGTTGTGACGCCAATCCTCGCTGAGCTGGCCCTGTCGGCGGGCAGCCAAGCGTCGTTATCATCGAGACTGTCCCACGGCCTTACCCCTTACGGCGACGTGCTTGGCCCCTACGCCAATCGCTGGTCGGTTCGTGATGCGCGTATGCGCTTTGAGCGAATTCTCGGCGGTGATTCCGTGCAGTGGGTGCTGGCCTTGCTGGGAGACAGCTACTCTAACGATCGCAGCTACTACTCTCAGACGCTGGCCAAGCGCCTACAGGCTGTCTACGGCTTGGCTGGTGCTGGCTGGGTCGGCTTCGGATGGTACAGCGCCCCGATATCCGGCACATGGACGGCAGGCTCACAGCCAGTCGGTATTGCCGGTGGTGTTCGTACCGACCTGGTGCCTATCTGTCAGATCATCGGGACGTGGGTCTGCGCCTACAACTCGCCAGCTACCAACATGCCAGCCCTATACAAGGTCACATCGACCGTTGCTGACGACTATCTGCGATTCAGCGTACCGCCTGCCGGTGGCGCATACACCAACACCGCACAGCTTTTTTACAGTGGTGACGGTACTGGTGTGATCGCAGTGAGCTGGGATGACGGCGTGACCTATGGTGCGAACATTGCTCTGGCTACGGTTGGCGCCGATAACATCGCACTCCCTGGTGTGCCGGCTGCCGGCTGTATCGCTCGCATCAAAGTTGTATCGGGTGCGGTGGGTGTCGGCGGTGTTGACTTGCGAAACAACGCGCCAGGTGTGCGTATCCACAAGCTCGGTAGTTCGGGCGCCCGTTCGGTCCAGTGGGTGGGTGTCGGCACGCCGTGGCGCACGCAGATGTTGGCGCTTAACAGCAGTTGCCACCAGATGATGATCGGACCCAATGACCAGACCGATTCAAACTCGCCTTCTACCGTGGCCAACAACGTACAGACCGTATTCAACAACCTGTCAGTGGTCATGCCTTACGCCGACCGTGTGGCTGCTATCCCTGCCGAGAACCAACGCACCACGACCACAGTGAAGATGACCGACTACGCCAAGGCCGTCAGAGAATATGCCGTGTCGAATGATATCGGCTTTGTTGATCTTCAATACGTGTTTGGCTCGCCAGCTAACTTCGCGTTTGACTATGCGGCGGCCAACGCGGCTCGACCTTGGTATGCGGCCGATCTACTCCACCCGGATGGTCCGACTGGGGGGCGGGTCATCGCGAGCGCGCTATTTAACTTCTACACCGAAATTTAATTAGGAGTAACCACATGACAGAGTTACAGGGTTCTTTCGTGCTCGCATCACCGATTGTCTCTACTGATCCAAGCCTGCCCCAAGCCGTTCGCGATCCGCTGATTACTGGTGCTGCGAATGCTGGCGTGCGCTTTATTGCGGACCTCGGCTTCGGGTTCTGCTACCCGGGCGGACCATACGCCACACGTCCAGCGCCATCCCCCCCCGGCAACGGCGCAATGGTTGCGGACGTGGCCGAACATAAAAACGGTAGCGTGGTCCTGACTGGCGGCGGCCAGATTATAAACTACGCCGGTGGGGGCTTTGACTACTCGGCGATCACTTTGGCCGGCAACTATCTGTCCATCCCGCCCGAGGTTGCCGCTGATATCTACGCTGCCTTCGCCGGTAAATCGCAGCAGTTCATGGTTACGGCCTATTTAAAACTTCCGACCAAGGCAAACTGGAACACCGCAACAGCGCTGGCCCCAATCCTGGCATGGGGTGCCGCCAACGCCGCGGCAGGTGTGCCCGACTTGGTGACCATCGGCCAATCGTCGATTTCGTCCCGCATCGAGGCCATCCGCCAGACTGTCGGCAACACCTTGGTGACCACCAGCATCGTGGTGAACGACAACGAGTACGGCCTTCTGGCCCAGCTCACGTTCTTCCGCAACGCTGGCGGTGTCGGCCTGAGTCTGCGAACCGCGCAGGGGCGGCGCACAACGACCGGTGTCGTGGGCGCCGATAACAGCGAGAACTTCAGCGGCTGCACTGGGCGCTTCGGTGCTGGCAATACCTACTCGGTGCCTAGCGCGCCAGGCGCTACCAACTCGATCAAATGGCGAGGGTATCGTCTGTACGTCGAGAACTTGGCGCGAAGCGGGCGCGACCCAGTGGTCGTGGCCGATGCCGACTGGCTTCGCGTCCAGGCGCGGATCGCCGCCAGTGCTTTGGCCAACGGCGGTGTATCGCAAATCTTCAACTGAAATTGCACTCAGCATCAAGCCCGCCACTGTGCGGGCTTTTTTTCGACTGGAGGAAAGTGATGACTGCAACAGAACGAGACCGCGACATCCTCGCACGCACGCTGTGGGGTGAAGCCCGTGGCGAAAGCCTAGCCGGTCAGATCGCCGTGGCCTGGACGATTCGCAATCGCGTGAACGACGGCAAGGACAGGTCGTGGTGGGGTGAGGGCTATGCTGGCGTGTGCCAGAAGCCGTACCAGTTCAGCTGCTGGAACAGGAACGACCCGAACTATGTGTACCTGAGTGGTGCGAAGCCCATCCCGTTTCGCGAGTTCGCCCAGGCGCAGATCGCTGCTGACCAGGTGATCGCCGGAAAGATTCCAGATCCTACCGGCGGAGCCACGCACTACTACGCGACCGCCATGAAAAATGCGCCGGCCTGGGCGGTGAAGGCTAAGCAGACCCTGAAACTCGGCGGTCATGTTTTCTTTAACGATGTTCCATGAGGCGAGCATGCAGCTATCCTTCCACCCATTCTCTGAATGAAGGATGGGGAAATGGACGGTATATCGCTTAGCCCAAGGATTGAGCGCGAAGCCGATAAACTTCTTGCTCAGATCGCACGGGCTGATTCGATGATAATTGCGGTGAAGGCCGGGGCACGGGCAGAGGGATTCGTCCTAGGCCTGGAAACGGCCGGAACGCTGAACGAATCAACCATTGATAAACTCTATGTCATCTTCGATGTCGCCACTGAAGATCGGCTGAAGTCGCTGGTGCCTACTTAGAACAAGCCGTCCTGCTCCATTGGCTTGATCAAATCAGGCCCCTGATTGCGCACATTGCCAATGGCTCGGTTTACCTTGAACCACTCGAACGCCTCGGTCGGCTCACCCTGGAGCAGCACAATCTGCTCAGCACGCTCTTTTGGTGTGGCCTGGTCCAGCCACTCGCGGGCCAGTTCGGGCGAGAGCGTCACTGGCCGACGATCGTGGATGTCCACCATCCCGCCAGCGCTGTCGGCGGTGATGATCACAAAGCCGTCATGCTCACCCGGTTCATGCTCTCCGATGGGGTATTGACCGATAGCGGCACAGAGGATTGGCGTCCGGTCGCGGTGGCGTATCAGATAGGGCTGTTTCTTCGGTCCGCCTTCAAAAACCCATTCAAACCAGTTATCGATCGCGATGATTGCCCGATGTGGCCAGATCGCTTTGAAGAAAGGTCCGTGTGCAACCTTCTCGACTCGGGCATTGATCGGTGCGGCGCGGTCTTTGGCCCAGTGCGGGCGCCATCCCCAGCGAACCATGTCAGCGCGTATATATTCACCATCCCGGTGAAAGAGGGCGAGCTGATTAGTCGGCGCGGCGTTGTATCGCTCGAACGGCTGGTCGCCGGCGTAGTTGAGCAGGGCATTAGGGATGCTGAGTGCCGCAACAAAATCGTGAATGCCTCGGTATTGGGAAAGGCGTCCGCACATGACTGCATCCTCCGGCTGTTTCTTCAGGATAGACCCGTGGCAGCCGGCTTCATTACAAACCCTTGGCCAGTGCAGGTCGGGCAATCTTCACGCCGGTCAAAGCGATCAAGGCAGGTAGGGCAGGTGCAGAACTTGGCCAGGTCGATAAGCGGGCGCAGTCTTTCGAAAGCGCGCAGATCGCGGCACTCCTGAGCCACTTGGGCGCCGTCCACCAGAGCGCGATAGAGGTCCGGATCCTCAATCGGCTCGAACGAGATACCTTCAATCGTCCGGCCGGTTTCGACGAGTTCGTACCGCTGCCCATCCGGCAGAGTCAAGGTCAGCCCGATGATTCTCGCCACAGCACCGGACGGTGTGAACACCAGGTTCGCTCCTGAGGAATCGCGGTAAATCTTCCCGTCGTAGGAGGCTCGCTTGCCTTCAGCCAGCGTGCTCGCGGCATAAAAAATAGACAGCCCAATTTTGCCATAGAGCTCGCCGCTTCCGCTCCGCAAAACATCGTATGCGGAAGCACCGCAGTAGCGCGCAGGCGCGGTCTGCAATTCTTCCACGGCGTGCCAGTAAGCGGCATTCGCCATCTCGTTCATGTCGAACCGCTGGAGCTCGTCGATCAACCCCTCGGTGAAAAGGGTGGCGCTCATTGAATGAAGGGTTTGGCGGTGGGCCTCAGGGTTTTGCAGTCGAAAGTCGTGGTCGTCGAGTGTCGAGCGCCACTGCTGAAGTCTCAGCGCTTTAGCCAGGTCGAAATTCATTGGAGCGGGTTCACTGTACAAATACTGGTTGCATGTACAGTAATTGAGGTGTGGCTATCTGGCGAGGGTAAGGCGACGAGCAGTCGATTGCTGCACCTCGATAAAGGAATGTGAACTTGAGGGGGATTTAGATTCCGATTCATAAATCTGTAGCTATTGTGAAACCAGAAACCCAGTCCCCGGCGAGTCAACTCAATGCGCAGTGAGCCGATCATCCTTGCTTTGGCAATTGTCCTCCTAATTTTTGCCGTAGGGACAGCTTTCACTATCGTCAGCGTGTTCATCGATTGAACGGAGGTTTTCGCTTGCGAGCCAACAGTTTCGTGCGCTAGTAACTACTGACTGCATTAAGGCGATCCAAGTCATGCCCGCTGCCAATCATGCGCCCAGTTCCGCCATGCGCGCTTGGAAGGCCCGATCAAACACCAGGTACAGGCCTTCAACCTCGCCCGGGTTCAACGCGCGCAGGGTTTCGATGCCCAGGGCAAAGCCCTCGGCACGGTCCGCTGCACGTAGTGCGTCCTGTCGCGTGGCCGCGCTGCTGATCGCGCGGAGCAACTTATTGGCCTGGATGCGGATCGCCGTCGGCAGGCCCAGCGGGGCCAAGGGGTCGTTGCTGGGCGCGCATGCGCTCATACCCATTTCCAGCCGTTCAAGTTGGCCGGCTGATTCAGGGCCAGTTCATGCTCCTGCACGTCGAACTCCAACCAGCCTCCTAAGGGGTCGTTGCGCCCGTCACTGATCGGGCCGTGCAGCAGTCGCCCATCAGGCAGTACCACGCGCAGCACGTTGGCGTCCTTGGGGCCTAGCAGGTAGCGCCCGTACTCGATCCGGGCGCGGTGCGGACCAGCATTGCTCAACACGATCGGCAATTCCAGGGTGGTCAGTTCGTTGGGCGCCTGGCCCGCGTACAACGCCATGACGGTCACGGTGGCCGGGCCTTCGTAGGCGTAGTGCATAGCAGGAGGTCCTTTTCGGCGAAGGGAAAAGCGGTGCGTCAAACTAGAGGGTGGGAGCTCGTAGAGCAGGCTTGGGGGTCATGGTTTCCGAGGTCCTTTTTCACATAACACCGTTACTCGAAACGCCGTCTTTAGTGTTGCGCCCAGGCATACACGCGCTGGTTGATTTCACTCAGGCCGCCGTCACGGGTGATCCACTCCTCGCCGGTCCGCCGGCACTGCGCTTTCAGCTCTTCGACACTGATGCCGTGAATGGCGGCGACGGCTGGGGCGAGTTTCTCCAGCGTCTCCCCGCCGTCGCGCAGGGTGACGAACATCAGGTGATGCTTGGGCCAAGTGGCGAAAGGGTTGAGCGGTGGGATCATCGTGATCATGCTCCTTGGATGGTGATTACCCAGTGTAGGCGCCACCAGCGGCGTAGGTTAGCGTGGGCAAGTGCCATTTCTTGATCGGTATTTCGCTCCAATGCACAGCATTCTTTATGCCACAGTTAAACGCTATGCATCGAAGCGGTGCAGCCTGATGTGCAGCCAATACGCCGCTATTGGCGGATGAAGAAAGCGAGTAATGCAACCCAATGTTGGGGCTTTTTCCATGAGGTTGGGGATTCAATAGTGAGCTTTTAATCTAACTTTTATCAGCGTATTCCTGGGTGCGCTGTATTGCATATAAGCGAAGCTCTTTGTCCTTCGTGGGTGAAGTAAGCCTAGCCAGCACTCATGAAATAAATAATAGCAATAGAAAATCATTGCTAGTAACGTAAAGCTAATGGCGAAATCAGTAAGTCGTGGTTTCATTTGATAAAATTCCACAGAAACATTTTGTTACAAATATTGCATCAATCAATTGGCACGCACTAAGGGGCATTGATCTATACCCATTTCAACCGGTCGCCAGTTCGATTCGTCCTCGCGAAAATTGAGTCTGTCTTCCAAGCTAATGGTGTTTTTTGTATCTCCAGTGCATGAGGCTGCAACATGACCCAATTTAGGAAGTTCTATGACCAAATAAAGAAGAAAGGATTTCGACGTACAGTTAAAACTCTCTGGGAGCGTTACGTATTTTTCCACTGGGAGTTGCTTTGGATGGAGCGTGATTTGATCACGCCGGTATCACCTCACAAATTAAGACCTTATACCTCAGTTAGTTTAGTGACCATAGATACAGATAATGCGATTGCGTTCTCTAAGCATTTTGGTGATCGCGTGGACACCATGCGCGAACTGGTATCGGAAGGCCATACGGGACATATGTATCTAGATGACAAAGGCGACGCCATTGCCTTCATATGGGCAAGCGAACGCGACTACCATGACCGCCATTACTATGGCTGCCGGTTTCCGGTCAAAGCGGGAGAATTTTTTGAGTTTGGCGGAGAAATGACACGTCCTTATTTTGGGACAAGTCTTTCAGTCGATGCCCAAATTGCATTATGGAAAACCATGCAAGCCAAGGGATTGAACAAGGTGGTGGATGTCTGTGAGACGCACAATATTCCGGCGCTCAAATTGCACATTCGCATGGGCTATCATGAGCAGGGCCGGATTACGCATGTATACGGATTGTTTGGGCGATGGCGGTTATTCCGAGAAACTCACTATAGCGGCTCACGCCTGGATACGTTTCGAAATCCAGTGAAATCTGCTCTCCCGGTTCCTGTGTGACACACAAGTTTTGTTTACTTACTGATGCTAGACTCGCTTATTTCGCTCATGCCGGAGAGGGGGCGATAACGAGGGCGAAGTTGATTAGTCGTTGTCTGCGCATGACGGTTACAACCATTGGGTCCGGTGTATAAGGCCTGTCGAGGTCGGCAAAAATGGCAAGCACAGTAGACGTAAAAGATAAATCTAACCAACTCTTACGCGACCTCGATACGGCCTCCACTGAGGTGGTGAGATTGGTCTCCGTTCACGATACATTAGGTGAACGGTACTGCTTTGCGATTATAAGACAGGAAATCGCCTTCGCCGCCTGGATTTCCTTTATCGATGATTCACAGAGAGCATTGCCATTTAGCCACGTCCTCTAGATGGATCTCGAGGAATCGAAGCGGTCTTTGCTCCTTGTATGCAACGCTTATAACCTAAAGTGATTCCTCCATCCTGGCGATGCGAAACACGCAGAAGAGCAAGTGAAAGTTGAAGAGTGAATGCAATAGACCGGTTTATTAGTTACATTTTTTTCGAGTGAATCAGCTTGCATTTCGTAGCAGGCACATAAAAGCCTCTCGGGGTATCTACTACAATTAACCCAAGGGAGTCATTCATGGCATGCTTTATTTGCGGTGAGCCTGCGGTTAGAGTCGAAACTGGTCATAAGTACGAGGAAAGAGTTTGTCCGAAGTGTGGGCACTATCGAATTACGGGAAAGGCGCTTGTTCTGATGAAGGCACACGGTTGGCGCTTCGACGTATACCTGACTCGGAGATGGATAGCAGCACATCCGGGATCTGGACCCACACCAACAATCGATTCCCATCAGGCAGGTCGCCTGATTGACGTTTAAGGTGTACCTCTCGCTTGGATCACCCACAATCCCAGCAAAGTCAGAACAGCAAAGCTCCCTCCCACCAAAAAGGTGGCTTGGTAGCCTACCGTATCCCACAGCGCCCCAGCGATCACACTGGCCAGCAGCAAGGCCAACCCAGTCAACAGATTGAACATGCCAAATGCCGTCCCGCGCAGTTCAGCCGGCGCGCAGTCAGCGATCAAGGCTGCGAATATTCCTTGGGTAAACCCCATGTGCAGCCCCCATAGAACGACGCCGACAGCCAGGCCACCGATGCCCGGCGCAAACGCCAGAGTCAGGTCGGCAGCGACCAGCAAAATCAGACCTGCGCCGAGTACCGCCACGCGGCTAACACGATCAGACAAAGCCCCGGCAGGATAGGCCGACAGTGAGTAGGCGACCCCCATTAGGACAAGTACCGCTGGCGCCCACATTGGCGCCAGCCCGACGGCCTGGCCGCGCAGAATCAGAAAGGCTTCGCTAAAGCGCGCCAGGGTGAACACCGCCGCGACACCCACCACCCACCAGTAGCCAGCACCCAGTCGGGCCAGTTCCCGCCGGCTTAAAGGTGCACGCACCCGGTGCGTCCCTTCCAATTGTTTGGGTTCATGAACGAACACCAGCAGCACCGCGACGGCAAGGAATGCCGGGATGACGGCCACCCAGAACACAGTCTGGAAGTGGTTCGCAGTCAGCCACATCAATCCGATTGCCAGCAACGGCCCCAGGAATGCACCAACGGTATCCAGCGTCTGACGCAGGCCGAAAGCCGCCCCCCGTATCGCAGGCGGTGTGATGTCCGCCACTAACGCATCGCGCGGGGCGCCCCGAATACCTTTGCCAATGCGGTCGATAAAGCGAGCCCCGGTCAGCCAGTCCAGCGAGCCGGCCAAAGGAAAGATCGGTTTGGACAGCGCCCCCAGCCCATACCCAAGCGCCGCGAGCAGTTTGCGCTTGCCCAATCGATCACTGAGTGCCCCGGAAAATACCTTGGTGATTGAGGCCGTAGCCTCGGCTATGCCTTCGATGAGACCCACCGCCAGAACGGAGGTACCCAGTACTGTCACCATGTAGAGTGGTAACAGTGCATGAATCATCTCTGAGGAGATATCCATCAGCATCGAAACGAAGCCCAACGCCCAGATGCCACCAGGCATGGTGCGCCAGACGTTGACGGTTGATGCCTTCTCGATGGGCGCAGTAGTCGAAGTGCCACCTGACTTGTCAGAGGTTTTCATCATGAGCCTCGGAGATGGTTGCGTATCTGCGGAAATAGAGGGACGTAAGACCACCCACGTTTGGGCTGGAGTTGTCTCTCAGCCGAGGATATGTGGTCTCCGTCACTCCGGCGTCATGAGAACTGCAAGCGTAAGCTTGATGAACTCTTCGTTCTTATCGATGGTGTCCAGGGCGCCGCGTACGTTGTCGGCAACGTCGGCAGAGCCGCGCGCTTCAACCCAGTTGGAAAGCTCCAGGATGGCGGCCTCAAGGGCGAGCTGGTTTTCGTTGATCTTGAAGAGCAGGGAGGGGAGTAGGTCTGAATGTGGCATTGAAAATCCTCGGTTTTGAGGACAGCGTAGCATCGCGTTACATGAAGGATGTTTAACGGTCGGCAGGACGCCGGAGGAGGGGGAATACTGTAGGAATATACAACGCTAAGTTATTGATTCATATAGGGAGATGTAGTGGTTTTTGATCTTGCTGAAAAAGCAGCTTTTTCCTTATGAATCAAATGCTTGGGTTCGTTTCGGGGTCACCTTGACATGGTGGGGGTCGTTGGTTCGAGTCCGGTCGCGCCTACCAAACAAAATCCGCTCTGCTGGGCGGTCTGGAAGGGCTCACCGAAAGGTGGGCCCTTTTTTGTTGGGTGTCGTTTGGAAAAACGCTGGAAATGATCTGGAAAAACGAACCGCCATCAAAAGCGTCAAATCAGCTTTCACCTTCCTGTAAACAACCGCGTCATCGCCGTGGCCCGCCTTGTACTGCTCGGTCATCCTCACGTCCCCTGCATGTATTCCTGTGCGAAACCTTGCTGCTCTCGTACAGCCAGGCGTCGAGTGCACGGATCTCGCGAAGGGTGTGGGGCTGAGCTGCGGGTAACTCTTCGTAAGCCTTCGAATCATCTCGCGCTTGAGCGAAGGACTGGGTCAGGTGGTCCGGGGTAACTGCGTTCCAGCGTAGCTCGCGTCGAGATGTATACGCTTGCGCGCCTTGGTGAGTGTGGCAAGCGTTATATGGTAGTCAGCCTGGAGTGAGCGCGATACACGGGACGCTGTAGCGAAGGTCGCTAACGAAGCCGCCGAGCGCGACAGAGAGCAAGCACGTCAACAATCCATCAACAAGGCAATCCAGAATGGCCTACAGACCATCGAGCAAGTTACTACCGATGCTCCCACTGCTCGGGCTTATGCTGACGGCCTGCGCGGGGCAGTCGACAACCTTGCCACTCGACTAGTAGCAAATCCTGCACTGCCGTCGCAAGCAAGGCAGCTGCCCCACACCGGCGCAGTGTTTGCCGACGTGCTCAAACGGTGTAAAAAGGCAGGCACCGTTTTGAATTCTGCGTTGCTACGTAAACTCTGCAAGTTATTGATTAATAATAAGAACTATGATTTGCGTAGGAACGCGGTTTTCGTTCTGGTTCTGACCGTAAAACTTACTCCAAAATGTTTCTCACCGCCTGGGTCGAAGCGGACCACGTAGAACGTCTGCTTTTGGCCGATTTCTGCCTGTCGCTACCGGCTGAAAACGACCCATAGCTGCCGGTCGCGACAGGCACAAATAGGTCATGAGCGAACCCGCCACCTATCGCGCGCGCTCCATTTTTTCGGACTCAAGAAAGTAACATTTCCTAAAGCATCGTAAGAGTTCGAGGTCGAGCTTAAGTGCTTTAATTTGCACCTCTGCAAGGCTGAAATGTGCGGGGTCGTCTGGGGCGTTATGGTTGATGGGCCGGTCTACGTTTATGGCGTTGCGTTTTCAGCGTTACGTTTCAATCGTCCTTTTAAGGATTAGTATGGATGGTATAGGCACGTTTTCGCGGTTGTCATACAAGGCGCTCCTTCATGAAGTCCGAAAACCGATCTCCTAATGTCCCACAGCGTAAAGATCTGACGCCCAGCACCTTTCCGTTCCCCATGGTAGGCATTGGCGCTTCCGCTGGCGGCCTGCAGGCAGTGAAGTCGTTTTTTGAGCACATGCCAAACGACAACGGCATGGCATTTGTGGTGGTTCTGCATCTGTCGCCGAATCATCAAAGCATCGCGGATAAAATTATCCAGGAAGTCACGAAAATGCCGGTGCGGCAGGTGATGGAAGCGATGCCCATCGAGAAAAACACGGTCTATGTCATTTCTCCGGCTAACCGCCTGATGATGAACGATGGATATCTTTCGATTAAACCTTCTGACCATCACGTTGGCACCCGCACAGCGATCGATCTGTTTTTCCGAGACTTGGCCGATGTGCACAAAGAAAAAGCATTTTGTCTGGTTCTATCGGGTACCGGCTCTGATGGTGCGGTAGGACTGTCGCGAATCAAGGAACAAGGCGGCGTGACATTTGCCCAGTCTCTGGATGATGCCGAGTTTGACAGCATGCCAAGGGCAGCGATTGAAACGCAGATGGTCGACCTTGTACTGCCGGTTGCGGAAATGCCGCAAAAACTGCTAGAAATTTGGCGAAATTCCCAAGCCATAACACTACCTGTTACCGACGATCCGGAATTAAAAAGCCTAGCGCCTGCTAATGATCGTGACGCGGCCATTGCCGATCAATTGCTTCAGGACATTCTGTTGCAGCTCAGAGCCGGCACCGGTCATGACTTTAAGCACTACAAGCGCGCCACGGTACTGCGCCGCATTGAACGGCGCCTGCAAGTCACCGCGCAGCCCGATCTGGCCTCTTACTATCGATACCTTCAGGAGCATCCGGAAGAAACCAAAGCATTGTTGGGCGACATGCTGATCGGGGTAACCAATTTTTTCCGTGACCGCGAAGCATTCGAAGCCCTTGAACGTGACATTATTCCAGACCTTCTAAAATCCCTTAGTGAAACCCGCCCTGCCCGGGAAGAAATTCGAGTCTGGTCTGCCGGCTGTTCCACGGGCGAAGAAGCTTATAGTTTGGCGATGTTGGTCACTGATCAAATTGCCCTAGATGCCAGCTCCGCCAAGCTTCAGGTTTTTGCCTCCGATATCGATGATCGTGCAATCGCTGTTGGCCGCAATGCTGTATATCCCGAGGCCATTATCACCGATGTCCCACCTTCGCGGCTGCGTCAATATTTCACTCATGATCAACAGCATTACCGGGTGCGCAAAGACCTCCGCGAGAAGGTGTTGTTTGCCAAGCACAGTTTATTGATAGACCCACCTTTCTCACAAATCGACCTGATCGTCTGTAGAAACCTGCTGATTTATCTGGATCGAGAAGTACAGCGCGACATTCTACAAATGTTTCATTTCGCGTTACGGCCGGGTGGCTACTTGTTTTTGGGCTCGTCAGAGTCAATTGACGCTTGCTTGGATCTTTTTACGCCCGTAGACAAACGCAATCGGATCTTCCGCGTAAATAGTGCGTCAGCTAGCACTCGCCGCACGCCCACCATGCCGCGCGGCGGTTACGTTCGTACCACGACGTCAATGCGCCCTCCAGAAATCAGAAGCTCAGAAAAAATCTCCTATGCGGACATCCACCGCGAAGCGCTGGCGAACGCTGCCCCTCCCAGCATTGTTGTGGATACTAACGCCAATATTTTGCACATGAGTGAAGGTGCCGGGCGCTTTCTCAGATACGTTGCAGGCGAGATGACGCGTAATTTGTTGACATTGGCGCATCCCGACTTGCGTTTGGAAATTCGCACCACGCTGTTCCAAGTTCATCAAGCCAAAGAGCCTGTGACTTCGCGCAAAGTCAGGATTATGCGCGATCAGAGAAGCTACCTGGTCGATCTGACTGCGCATTTGCACAAGGACAAAAAAACCGGAAACGAATATGTCCTGGTCATATTCGAAGAACGCGAAATCGATCCCAAGGCTTTGTTGCATGTCGCTGCCAGCCAGACTGATAGTCAGATGATGAACAGCCTTGAGCATGAGCTGCAACGCATGAAGCTGAATTTACAGGACACCATCGAGCAGTCGGAAATATCCAGCGAAGATCTCAAGGCGTCCAACGAAGAGATGCAAGCAGTCAACGAAGAACTTCGCTCTGCAACGGAAGAACTGGAAACCAGCAAAGAGGAACTTCAGTCGATCAATGAAGAGTTACTTACCGTCAATCACGAATTGAAGAACAAGGTCGATGAGACGGACAAGATCAATGATTATCTCACCAATCTAATTGCCTCGACCAACATTGCCACTGTATTTATCGACCGAAATATGCGGATCCGTTGGTTCACGCCAACGGCCACCGAAATATTCAACATGTTACCAGTAGATACTGGACGTTCCTTATTGGATATCACTCATCGGCTTGAATATGAGGGCATGGCGACCGACGCGGTGACCGTCTTTGAATCGCTCAACATGATTGAGCGCGAGGTTCGAAGTAACGACCAACGGTGGTACATCGCCCGCCTCCTGCCTTACCGCTCAAGCGAGGATCACATCGACGGCACCGTGCTGACCTTCATTGATATCACCCAGCGCAGAGCGGTTGAAGAGGCATTGCGCTTGGGGGAAGAGCGCATGCGCATGGTGGCTGAAAGCACGCATGATTTCGCCATCATTATTCTTGATGAGCAGGGCGTGATCACTGACTGGAATACAGGCGCTGAACTGATGTTCGGTTATACAAAGCAAGAGGTTTTGGGAGGCAGCTACGACCTGATCTTCTTGCCCGACGATCGCGCGGCAGACGTACCCGAATCGGAATTACGAGCAGCCCGAGAGCAAGGACGTGGCGATGATGAACGCTGGCACCTGCGTAAAGATGGCAGCCAGTTTTATTGCAGCGGAGAAGTGACTCGGCTCCAGGGCGAATCGCTACAAGGTTATGTAAAGATTGCCCGCGATCTGACCGGCCATAAACGTAAGCAAGACGAACAAACTCAGAAACTGGCCGAGACGCAAAGCAAAAGTCATCTCAAGGACGAGTTCTTTGCCGTGATGTCCCATGAACTCAAGCACCCGCTCAATCTCATTCAACTCAATGCCGAATTGTTGCGCCGACTACCTGTCACCAGAACCGCAGGGGCGGCGATAAGAGCCGTCAATACCATCTGCGATGCAGTCTCCAGTCAAGCGCGAATCATCGACGATTTACTCGATGTGGCCCGCATCCGCACCGGTAAATTGAAGTTGAGAAAGCAGGCGGTGGACTTGGCAAGGGTACTGCAGGATATTCACACCGTGGTGGTCAATGGTCAGCACACTTGCGAAGTGACACTGCAGTTGCCTTCTCCTGCTGAGCCCCCGCTGGTGGTGGACGCCGACAGCGTGCGGCTAGAGCAGATCATCTGGAATCTGGTGAACAATGCGTTGAAGTTCACACCGGAAGGTGGATGTGTTGAGCTGATCGCTAGCCGTATTGACGACATGGCTAAACTGCAAGTTATCGACAGTGGTGTGGGACTCGACCAGGACAATTTGCATAAGGTATTTGATCTGTTTAGCCAAGCAGAAAATCAGCATGCCACCCACCAGCGTGAAGGACTCGGCATTGGTCTCTCGCTAGTGCGGCAGCTGGTGGAAGCGCACGGTGGTTCGGTGAGTGTTTATTCCGATGGTATTGGTCATGGCTGCAGCTTCACGATTCGGCTACCGCTTTGTCATCCGCTTCAGCAAGCCAACCCGCAACAACCTAGCTCTGACACATCGGGACGCTTGATAGGACACAAAGTGCTCCTAGTGGACGACTCCAAGGACGTCATGGAAGTGCTGCAGATGTTGATTGAAATGGAAGATGCCCATGTGCAAGCGTTCAGCGATCCAATGCAGGCGTTGGCGGCTGCTAAAGAGGGCAACTATGACGTGATCATTTCCGACATTGGTATGCCTGAGATGGATGGCTATGCGTTTATTCGGGCCATTCGAAAGATTGACCACTTGAAACACACACCAGCTATCGCGCTCAGTGGCTATGCCAGCAGCGAAGATCAAAAAAAGTCTAAGCAAGCTGGATTTAATTTTCACATCGGCAAACCGATTGCCCACGAGGATTTTATTGACATAATCGAAGAAGCTTGTAGTGCGCGTTCATGTTAAGCGGACGCGTGATGTACATCTCGGCAAAAACGAAATGGCTTTTACTATTAACCCAAGACTGTTTGCCGTTGGAGAGGTATCGTACAACCCAAGGCACCTTTCGGGTGTAAACGAGCGTTTATCAACATCTGTTTATGGCCGATAGTGCACGGACGTGAACGGCGGCTATTGGCCGACTCCTGCCTGTCGCCACCGTCAGCTATGGCTCGAAGGCGGTCGCTGAGCAGCAGTGGGGATTTTGTGACGAAAGGCCGTGTTTAGGATGGAGCAGGGCCCTTTAACTGCAGTCGATATTTTTAAGAGGCCGCCCGGTCTTCCCAAAATATTGAGCACCATGCTGCATTTCGCCTGTCGGAGGCGATCATGAATACCATCCAAATCGCACGATCAAAAACCTTGCCACGTCAGGCTCCTCTGGTAAACGACAGTACACCGGACGATGCGTGGGCAGATTGGCTTTATAGCGCTGTTGAAGAACTTCTGCGTGGCGACAACGTGTCTTTCCAACGTCGCATGCACAAGCCACAAGGCATATCTGCTGAAGATTTTGCGTTGGCTGTAGATGAGTACGTGAATAACCGTCTTGCTGACAATGAGGTTCATACTCCTGCGCTTGGCTGGTTATTGATCACAACAGCAATTGGGCACAGCGATAAGACCGCGGTGGCTGAGCTGCTCGGCGATAGCGACCACCCGCTGGGCAAGCTTGGCGAAATCGCGGAGTCGCTGCTTCTCCCCCTTGTCGATGATGCTTTGACAGCTAAAGCTGGGGATGAAGAGCTATGAGAGCGTTCCAGCATGATCATCTGATTCGGAGCTGGCCGATAGAAGGTCTAAAAATAATCTGAACGCTGTCTTGAAACCTATGATCCTAAAGATGGGCCGCCAGACTTGGCATGCCTCTACGGTTGTCCTCCTGTTGCCCGCACGTTCGTGCGGGCTTTTTTTGCTTTGCGCCCTTAGAAACTATCGATGGTTCAGATACTAGGTGCCTTTGCCTATTCCCTCTATGGATTGGGCATAAAAAGCTGTTGCCTTTTCGATCAGTGTTTTTCGGTCCTCAGCACTGATAATCCCCTGATCTTCAAAATGATCAGCGAGATGCAGCAACGCCTCATATTGCTCTTCTGCGTCCATCCGAATTTCAGGTTGATTGAAGAGCCTGTCCCACTCCTGAAACGCTTGGCTTTTTCGATCGTCATTCATCACGAAGCCCGATTGAGGTGTGTGCTTCGGTAGATATTTGCGTTTCGCGCAAGTTCGAAAGAAAGGACACTCGGCAGTTGCTGCATCGTAGCGCTCGTGAACGAATGCAATCAGCTATAAAAAAACCGAAGCCATGCCTTAATAAATGACCTTTCCACCACTCTGTGAATCCACCGCTTATGGGGTAGCGGCAAGGCTCAGAGCAAATCCGCCGGTCCGTATCACTCATGGGGAGCGGGTGATTGATCCTTCGACTGGGCTCACCAAGCGTCAGTTGGCTGAGTATTACACACGAGTGGCCGATCGCATGTTGCCGTTGTTGCGCGATCGACCTGTTTCGCTCAATCGGGCGCCCGAAGGTATTGAGAGCGAACAATTCTTTCAGCGCAATGCGACCGGCTTGGCCATCCCTGAGATTGAGACGATTCATCGTCCTTCGGGAAAACCGGCCATGCTTATCAACACGCCCATCGCATTGCTTTCCGTCCAGATGAATGCAGTCGAGATTCACGCTTGGAATGCCACTACATTTGATTTGTCGCGTCCGGATCGATTTATTCTCGACCTAGACCCCGACCCGGCGCTGCCCTGGGCACGAATGATCGAGGCGACGAATTTAGTCAGTGTTGTACTGCAGGAGCTTGGATTAATCTCCTTTCTGAAAACCAGCGGCGGCAAAGGCATTCATATTGTGGTGCCGCTGACGCCAAAAGATGATTGGACAACGGTTAAAAGCTTTAGCCTGGGCATCGTCAAGCACATAGCTAAATTGATTCCAGAACGATTTAGTTCTGTAAGCGGGCCCAAAAACCGCATTGGCCGCATCTTCATCGATTATCTGCGCAACGGCCCTGGGGCAACGACCGTCGCCGCCTACTCGGTACGTTCTCGTCCTGGACTTGCCGTATCAATTCCCATCTGGCCCGAGGAACTTTCGTCGCTGCAAAGCGCCCATATGTGGACAATCCAGAATGTTTTCAACCGTCTGGATTCGCTTGATGATGACCCTTGGGCGGCATTGCCGCACACCGCCCAAACCATCACCACGCAAATGCGTAAACAACTCGGCATCCGGTAGGAGGCTCACCATGGATAACTATCACGTCGTTCCCACCACTGAAGGCTGGAAACTTCACGCAGTAGGTTCGGCAGAGGTCTTGCTTGGGGCGCCGACGAAAGCGCGGTTGCTCGAACTGCTGCCGGATTTTATGTACGGCCGCACCGGCAGCGTGAAAATTCACAATGTAACCGGCGAGATCGATGAAGAGCGTACCTATCCTCGCAGTGAAGATCCGCGCCGTAGCAAGGGATAACGCAATATAAAATCAGTCGTTTTCCGGTTTTGCGACTTCAGCGAGTAGCTATAGGTCAAAAGTGAACCCAGAGGGGACGCGCATAATATTGAGCTTGGGCCCAAGTGCAGAGCGCCGAGAGTCAAGGGTGCCAAAAGGTACCCACCCCCTCAGTGACCGCCCCTGCTACGCTAAATATATTCATATCTACGGAGCGCAGAACATGCAGATGCATGAAGCGGCAGAAGTGGTTCAAGTCGATGGCGAAACGGATGCCAATAAAAAGTTGGCCGAGGGTTGGAAGTTGCTTACCGTGCTGCCCGGCTTGCCGCTCGGCTCCAATAACAGGACGTCGGTCATCTACGTCTTGGGCAAGCGCAAAACAGTCAGTGAGTCGAGCATCAATTAGCCGTATCAACAAACGTAAGGAACCCCGCCCGTCCTGATGCGCTAAGTTTGCTAGCATCACACCCTTACAAGGACGCAAGCAATGACCGAGCAATATGACCCGAAAGGCCGCTATGACGTGATCGATCCCGAGGGCATCAAGCTTGGCGAGCTGCGCCAGGGCCGCTATTTCGAGGGCACCTGGGAAGTAGGCATGGTCGAAGGCGACGTGTTCCATTGCAACGGCGAGCCAGCCGGCAAACTAGAAGGACTGACATTGACGCGTATCGATCCGCCGGGCGAGCTGATCCAGTGCCAATTAGTGCGACACGAGTAGTGCCGCTGCATTACTAGTAACGGCGCTTTTGTCAAACAGGCCCCTACAGCGAAGCCCGGTGCGGGGGCATTTTTCTGTGGCAGAGGCCACCACCATGGTGGGGGTCAAGAGAGCACCCAAGGATCCAGGCGGTAGCCAAGTTTGGATATCTCAGCGCGATAGTATTCGATTTCAAATTTCAGGCGGGTTTCATCTGATAGCTCGCGCCACAGTAGATCTGCCTGAGTGATCAGCGCCTCGTCGGCGTTGTTGAAGATCCTGAACCGTATGCGGTTGCCATAATCCCAATCTTCGGCCACGCATCGTAGCGGGGCGAAAGCAGACCCAATGATTTGAGCGATCTCTTTCGCTGTCATGGGGATCTTCGACATTTTTTTTCGACTCTGCGGGAGGATGACTGTGGCCGACAGGCGACCATATCTCGTACCAATTTTTGTACCAATGAATGGGTTTCAGTGGTGTTTCGTGTGTGGCGCAGGGTAGGCGAACCCCAATAAACATTGGGGTTCGCCACTCAGAGCAACCCAGCGAAACCCATTTTTAATATTAGGAGTATGGCTGAAGAACTGTCGATGGTTGTTCAACGTTCAGGTGAAACTCCTTGAAAACCCCTTAAAAACAGTGGGTTTCCGGCGAGCGGTAGTACTTTTTATTCAGGCAAAAAGAACCCCGCCATTGGCGGGGTTCTTTGGTTCATCGCTCAGGCTCAAGCGTGAACTAGCTGTGCAGTGTTTCCGCCGCGTACAGCGTGTTTTCCAGCAGGCAGGCGCGGGTCATCGGGCCAACGCCGCCCGGGACTGGCGTGATCCAGCCAGCGCGGGGCAGGGCGGTTTCGTAGATCACATCACCGACCAGTTTGCCGTCTTCCTGACGGTTGATGCCGACGTCGATCACGATCGCGCCTTCCTTGATCCACTCACCCTTGACCAACCCCGGCTTGCCGGCGGCAACGACCACCAGGTCGGCACGGCCGACGTGGCCCGCCAGATCCTTGGTGAAACGGTGGGTGACGGTCACGGTGCAGCCGGCCAGCAGCAATTCCATCGCCATCGGACGGCCAACAATGTTGGAAGCCCCGACAATCACGGCGTCCATCCCGTAAAGATCGACACCGGTGCTTTCCAGCAGGGCCATGATGCCTTTAGGGGTGCACGGGCGCAGCAGCGGAATGCGCTGGGCCAGGCGGCCGACGTTATAAGGGTGGAAACCGTCGACGTCTTTGTCCGGACGAATGCGCTCCAGCAATTTGGAGGCGTCCAGGTGTTCAGGTAAAGGAAGCTG